GTTGGTCCAGGGCTGGATCGCAATTGCATTTACCGTAACTCTAGCCCGGATAAACAGGTCACCCAGTTTCTTGTTAGCGCGTGCGTCTCCACTATTCTGTACCGCAGTCAGCAGAACGCAGCTGGTTACTTCGGCGCCACCATTCAACAGCCGCCGCACACTTCCGTTGGCACAACCCAGCAAGACATCGTTGGCGTTCGGCCCTTCTTCGAGAGCATGGATGGTAACCGGATCTTCGTACACATCCACCACCCAGCCGCCACCAGCCACGTCCAACACCAGGGTGCGCGGTGTGCCGATTGTATCTACATAGTCGTAGTAAAGATATCCGGTGGCGAAACTCAGCTTCTGCTTTTCCGGCTGGGTATCGTCAGGTGGATAGACGGTATAACCCGCCCGCGACACCGGCTGGGGCACAAAACCCTCATGAGGAAACAGGTTATACAAATCGGCGTCGGTCAGCGACTGCTGCCGTGCTCCTCCTGCCGACATCTCAATGCCATCCCTGGAACGATAGAAGAAGGTTCCCGAACCATCATGGGTAATGCAGGGTCGGATATAAAGCCCGCGAGTCACGCCGGACCGGATCAGGCTAAACGCCGACCCCTGCACTCCGGTCACCGTGGCCAGCGCTGAGGTGAAGTTAGGATATATCGTCCATCCGTTCTCCGCCGAGAACACCATGCCAATGCCGTTAACCATGGTGCCATTGATGAGCGCTTCGGATGGACTGGTTACGTCCTGCTGATTGGTATCAGGTGCGGAATCAAGGTTGTTGCCCTTGCACCAGTAAAGCGTTCCTGGCCGCAACGGATCCCCGCAGGCGAAGCTGAAGATAGTGTTGTCGCTGTCGCCCCACATCGAGACCAGCGGCTGCGCCGCCAGAATCGGCTCCGCAATCTCATAAGCCAGGTTGGTTCCGTCCGCCGTGTTGACCGCTACCAGCGCGGTGGGGGAAGAAGGCCGATTGTAGAGCGCGTAAGCAATGCCACCGATATTGATGATGGTTCCCGGCAACCAGCGGGTATTGAACTGGTCGCCGCTGACCCACTCCACCACTCCGCCCACTACATTCACCACTCCGCCCTTGGGTAGGTCGATCGATGGAAATGGCTCGTAGTTGTCGAACTGCAGCAGAGGATTTCCAGTCACCGCGGTATCCAGCAACTGATCGGTGAAGTCGGTGGGAGGATTGGTATTCGGTCCCGTCCCCACGTAAGTGAAGTTGTCCAACGCCGCATCCATGCGGTAGTAGTCGATCTTGTCTACCTGCGGATCATTCGACCACACCGGCGTGATCGTGTTCGAGATCGAAGGCACGGTCTGCGAGGGCGAGGCCGGCGAAGGGTTTGAGGTCGCGCCCGTTGCCGACGAACGGTAAACATAGCGGTAGGTGACCGCCTCCCGCACCGTGCCGGCAATCGGCGGAATGACCGCGCCGTTCGAGGTCACCACCAGGGTGCGGCCGGGGTGATACCAGTAGACGTAATCCAGCTCCAGGGGATAGATGCCGGCTCCGGGAAAGCTTACTGTCACCGAGATGCTGGTTGCCGCCCCGGCGCCGTCGATCGGCGGCGACGGCAGCAGCGGACATCGGCTCACCACCGTCTCGGTCTGCGCTGCCGCTCCGGTAATGGTGTGGATCCCCGGCCAACTGGCGTTGCCTCCGATCCCCCACATCACGTTGTCTTTTGATGTGACAGAAAAGGTGTAGTTTCCGGCATGAGGGATATATAGGTTGCCCACCACGCACATGTTGAAGTCCTGAAAGCCTTCGGTCTCCAGTGCGGTAAGAAAAACCTCTTTCGATCCAATGCTGGCGCCGGTTGCATCGAGAATCGTCCATTCCATCGGTGTCGCCTGGGTTGCAGGCGTCTGATCAAAGATCAGTGAGTTATTGGTAGTCAAACCCGCAGCATCACCGATGTCCCGCACTGGACCGGATCCGGCGGTATCTCCGGCGTTCTTCCAGATGTACGTCGCCACCGAACCGGAGTGCGGCGAATCGCCCCAGTAGTAGGCGGTAATGTTACCCAGCATGGAGGGTACGGTAGTGACGGCACTCGTGGTGCGTGAGTAGTTGACGATAAACTGCCCGGTATTGCCGGCGAAGTTGCCTCCAATCCCATTAATCCCCAGTTGAAACGCGGCCGCTCCAATGGGTACGGACAGAGATATGCTGTTGCCTACGCTAACGACTGCGCCGGTAATGCCGGTCAGCACATTGCCGCTGCCATCGGTCCAGGCGCCGCACAGAATGTCGCAGCCTCCGGGCACAAACTGGCCAGGATTAGAAGCTCCGGTTGGCCCCTCGTCGTCCGGCCCATGCGTTACTCCATTGATGGTTGCCGATCCGGATGCCGATAAGGTCAGCGTAGCTCCGGCAATCGGAGTGGCGATAACCACGCTGCCGGTGCCGTTGCCGTTGTCGTTGTAATTAAAGGAAGTGTTCTGCCCATCGACGTTGGACCACGGCCTGGCCGAACCCAGTACAATCACCGTTCCGGTCACCGTGGTAGTTTCGGTAGCGACTTTTGGAGAGTTTTGCGGCTCCTTGATCCCCATCTTGTAGGTCAGTCCATCGGAACGAACCTTCAGCATTCCCGCACAGGCGAAGCTGCTGGCCGCAATCTCCACCGCCTGTGAGGAATCGCCGACATACATCCACGGTTGCGGACTGGTATTGGGACGAAACGGCACCATGGCCAGAGGATTTCCACTCAGGCCGGACGCTACCGCGACCGCATTGCAATACAGCGACCCATCGGCACCACCGATCAGGGCATAACCCGACGCCGGTCCTGCCGGCGTGGTGTCGTTCAACCGACGCAGACTATGGACTGTAGCACCCAGGTACTCCACCGCATCCCCCTGGGTTGTGCGCTCGGTGGTTCGTGCCTGCAGATAGGCACGAACATTCTGCGCGTAAACGCATTTGCCATCGGGTAGAGCGTCCGGCGGCAGAACCAGATTCATGCCTCCCATCTGGAAGCGCTGACCATTCGGACTGCGTTGATACTGCTGTTCCGTACTCATGTAGGCTACCGTCTACATCATCAGGCAAAAATTTTTATTTCTTTCTCGTGGCAACAATCGCCTTGCACGTTTCACATAAGGTGTAGCCCGCCGCAGTCGGATCTTTTCTGGTCAGATTCGCTGGTTCGCCACAGCGCTTGCAACGCACAATCAGATTCGGTACCGGCATCTTCATTCTCCTCGGAATCTCTCCTGCGCCCTTCCCTGTCGCCCGCCCTCCTGCACAAACAGATCGGCAAATAATCCCAGCTTCATCAGGCGTCCATTGGTGGCAACCGCAGTCGCCAGGAATCCTTTCTCCAGATCCTGTGCCGCCGTAAACTCTGCTCCACCCTGCTTGAAAGCCGCCAAAAACTGGCAGTAGTCGAGTATGGCATCCCACACGTCGCGGCTGCACTGTATGAAGTCAGTATCTGCGACCGGCACCGGAGCGTTGCCCAGCATGGTAAGGCTCACACTCATGGGAAAGCCGGGATCAGGCACAACGGTAAACGTGTCGGTTCCCGCAATCACCACAGTTTGAAAATCCGGTCCCTGAGAATCCCAATCCGGCCTGTATCGGTCCATCTCTATTACGCTCACCAGATCCGCAGCCACGCCATTGATCTCTGCCTGCATCACCCAAGGGGTGTTCTGCAACACCTTCAAGCCATCGGTATATCTCTGCCGGCAGTAGGCTGCGCGCAGGCGATCCGTAGCCTCAGACTCCCGGTCCAGCAGATCCGCCAATACTCCCCACTTCAGTGTCCAAGCGTTGTCATTGGGAACCTGCAGCAACGTGTCGGTTGGCGGTGCCAAAGGTCCTCCGGAAGACAGCACCAGCAGATCATATGATCCCGGATCCGCCGGAGGCACATCCACCTCCAGCACCAGCGGCGGCAACGAGGCTAGGTTGTACTGCGAAGGCGTACCGGAAGGTGTCTGCAGATAGCCCGATTGGTAGTAGTTCAGCGCAGTATCATCGGTTCGCACCAGCGCCACCACTGATCCCTCCACCGGTATCCAGAGCGCTCGCGCCACATCCAGCCAGGTATCATCCAAAACTGCACTACGCTGATTGGGTATGCTGGGCACTGGCGGTGCCTGGATCTGATTGCAGTTGGCTGCCTGGATAGCTTCATCAAGGCAACGTCGCAATGCGAACGCAAGATCATCAATTGAGAACTGCGAGGTTCCCGTCCAGGTTCCGCCGGTTGGAGGTTCCAGCAGATGATACTGCAGGTAGGTATACAGGTTGGTATCGAGAGTCAGCCGCAGCCGCGGAGATCCGGTCAAGGCTCCCAGGGAATACCACTGCGTCGGTGCAGCCGCCGGAATGGTGAAGGTGAACTGCGTCTTCCAGGTAAAGGTCAGGGCATTCCATACTCGCAGCCCCTCGCGAATATAATGCGCCAGCTCGTCGTCAATCCAGAAGACGTTCCCCGGATCGGCCAAGCGTGCCGCCAGTTGCTTCTTCGCATCGGCAAGTGTGAGCCATGAATATGCCATTTAGCGCTTCATCCTGTTCCGGGCGATGCGTTTCATATTGGCTGCGAATACTGCTCGTTTCGCTGCCAATCCGCCGCGTTTCTTGGCGCCGGTAATCTTCTTTGTGGTGGCCTTGCCGAAGCTGCCCAATGTTCCTTTTCGTTTCATCCTGGCGGTTGCTGCTTGTATCCATCTCTTTTTGGTCGCCATCGTTCTCCACCTCGATCTATTTGGAAGTGCTTATGTTTTCATTGTCTTTGTTCTTCTCCGTGATAACTTCCAGGGCATCCACGTCGGCGCGGACGGCCTTCACTTCCCAATAAAACTTCTGTGAGGCAAACTCGGAACGAACGCGAAACTGTCCATCCTTCACACGCGATGCTGCAAGCTTGCCTAGTTCGGTATCGTCGTCCTCGAAGATTTCTGTGAGTAGAACGGAGCGGCCCGTAGGCAAGGTCAAGGCTTCGAAATAATCGGGTAGCGTGATCGTCGCTAAACCGTTGGCGTCGGTCTGTCCCTCGCCACGATAGTAGACGGCGATTTCCGGGCCTTCGATACAAGAGTGGGTTAGGTGCTTGGTCGAGTCGAGCGGATGAGTGATCTTAAAACTCTTGGTGATGGCAGTGAGAACTCCCGCAGCAGTAACTCCGCCGACGCTTCCACCAGCCCCATTGCCAAAGCTAATTCCGGCACCGTTGCCAGTCCAGTTTAACAGTACATTGCCACCAGTTGCAGCGTTTATTTGAATATTGCCATCAGAAAAAATGTTACATGGCCCTAAATTAACTTGGCCGTGATTTGCCGCGGTAGTTACTGATAGCGAGCCACTGAGATAGCCATTCACTGCGGCAACATTACCTGAGAGTTGAAGAGTGCCAGCGTTGTTTATGCTGCCTACTGAGCCGCTCGCCCCGTTACCGAAGACGACTCCTCCTGTAGCTCCCCCGTTCCAATTGAGCCGAACGGCTCCGGCTCCCGTCGGGTTTACCAATACGTTGCCCCCACTATCTCCGACAACGTTGGCTCCCTGCCCACCTAATCTTACGAATCCGCTATTGGTGGTTAGATCGCCGGTGATGACCCAATTTCCCGCACTGTCGAATGTTGCCACAGTGTTTCCACCTGCCCATCCGAAGATTCCTCGATTAGCAGCAGGTGAACCACCATATTGGAATCCGTAATACACCATGTTGTTGGTGGTGTTTGACTGACCTACAAAGAGGCTGGTAGTCGAACCTACTGCTAAGTTGGGCTGTTCGGATAGAAATGGTGAGGTAGTACCTGTGACGGGGGAATTCACAGTCACCGCACTGTTGATTGAAACCGGAACATTAAAGTTAATGGCCCCCGGTGTGTTGCCGCTACGCGTTACCTGCATCCAAACATTCGAGGCATCGTAAGCGTCATCAATGGCGCGAGCCAAGAGATTGCCAGCGGAATCCGTCGTGAAATCCCATATCTTTGCGTTCGCTGCTGCTCCCTGATTCTCCATCACGATAGCTGGTAGGCCACCGCTAAACGTGCCTATCGTTACCTGCGAAGTGCCGTTGTTTAGGCTGCTACTCATTGGTCCGAACGCCCGGATGCCTCCGGGTACGTGCAGATTGGTGCCGGTATCTAGGTACATCGCTCTGGGTGTCGCCGGCGTGATCGTTCCCCCGCCTATTACGCTGTACCAGCTGAATCCCCCACCTGTCGGTGTGTGGTTAATAAAATCTACTTCGCCAGTCGCATTTGATATGTTCCACGTTAGCGATATCCCTCCCGCTGAAGGAGTGGTAAAAGAGCCAAGACTGTTGTGCATTAGGCTTTGCGCGTCCGTGAACATATTATTTATATTCGTTCGCGCTAGTATGGCCGGATCAATGGACGGCGATTGCCAGGTATCACCTTGCGAAACAGCAATTCCAATATCAGGCCATACCATCCCTTGTCCAGGACCGCCGGGAGTATTAGCAAAGGTTCGCACGGGTGATTGGTCAACAAGGCAGTCCGTAAAATTCGCGGTCGGTGCGGTGATATCGCCAGTAAAATTCACGTCTCCGGTAATGCCTTGTACAAACGTCAGTGGCTGATTGACAGTAATAAGTCCCGCGTTGCAATCAAGGTAATTAATGCCGATGGAGTAGTCACTGGATTCCCCATCGAGCCTCATCCCTCCCACTGTCGCCGGGTCTGGCCCGGTCGCCACCACCCGCGCCTGATTCAAGGGATGAACAAATTCAAGATAGGCGATCTGCGGCTGCGCCTCTGCGATTCCGCTCTTCGTAGCCCGAACCACGCCTCCGGTAATTTCGCCGGTGCTGGTGATATCTGCATTGACCGCAAGCGGAACCGGCATGGTGTTACCGGTTGGTTCGCATATAAGGTAGTTAATGGATTCTGAATGGTCACTATTCCATCCGGTGAGCAAGACTCCTGCTACGGTGGCGACATCTGGACCTGTACCTTCAAAGGTTACGTTATTGCTTGTGTGGTTATAGACAATCTGGGCTGAGTCTGGTGGTCCCGGTCCAACATCCTGAGTGACTCGGACCGTGCCAGTGGTCAGTGTGCCGGGCACATTGGCATCGTTGCCAATGAATGTGCTGTATGCCGCGCCCAGGAAACCACCGTTGTTGATCTGCACCTCGTTCTGGGTTCCTGCGGCACCACCTCCGGTTCCTCCACTGACCCTACCTCCGGGAATAATGCCGGTCAAAGTAAAAGGCTGTGACATCGGCACCGGAATCCCTCCGTCCATCACCACATCGATGGGAACGCCGTTGCCGGCATAAAACAGCCAGGACCCATCGGTATTGGCGGTAAACGGGTTAGGTAAGGGATTTCCCAGGGCATCAAAGATCGGTGACAATCCTGTGGTTCCGCTGGCATAGACCCGCACCCGACATTGGGGATAACTGCCTTGCACGCGGGTGATGGAACTCGCTCCCTGAGTCACTACCCGGATTCCCCCCACCATACCGAAGCCCTGGACTGCATCCAATGTCACTGGTGGTGTCGCCATCTTCTTCTCCTCCATCAGTCTCTTTTTCTAGCGTGTCACCATCAGGGTCGCACTGACTGCGTTGCCCAGCGAACCCACCGAAGCCCGCACAAACCTGGGGAAGATAGTCATCATGTCGTAGCGCGACTCTCCCGTATCGCTGAGCTGTGCCACCGAAACGTAGTTGGCATCCTCATCCGCATCGGCTACTTCGATATCAAAGGTGAAAGCTCCGGGAGGACCGGAAAACTTCACTGCAAACGAAGCCCCCCAGGGATAGAAGTTCCCCCGCGTGCGCCGCAACTGAAAAGCTACGCTGCGTTCGCCTGCGTTTACCGTCTCGTTCTGAAACAGAAATGCCTGCCGATTCTCATACAGCAAAGTCGCTAGATTGTTTCCTGGATATCCCGGCATCTTCTCCCTCCTACATCCTTCCGATATTCAAAGTTCCGATTACGGTCTGATAACCATCAGAAGTCAGCGGTATGCGGTTGAACTTGGTCCAGTAGAGATCGCCCAGCCCGGCGTCGAGCAGCTTCACCGTCTTCAGTCGCTCCCCATACGCCTCATGCTTCTCCTGCGCCAGAAATCTCCAGTCGGCTCCCGATCCTCGATCCAGACCATCGCCCTTCTGCGACTCCTTCCATAGGAACCCTTCTTCCTTGGCGCGCAGTTTCACCAACTCCTCGTTCAGCGGCCAGGGCACGGTATCGGTGGGCAGCTTCAGCAGCGGTCCCTGATGCAGATAGGTGTAGGTGTAAGGCAACTTGCTCAGAGGATGCGGCCATAGCTCATACAGCATCTGGTTGAAGGTCGCTGAACCCAACCGATGGTCCCGCTGCCAGGGAACCGCAAATCTGGGAATATCGAAGATGGTGCGTTGGGGATCGCTCACGCTCAGCCATGCCTGATCTTTCTCCCAATAATTTACCCAGGCATTGTTGGTGGTATCGCGAATCGTTCCGAACTTGCGAAAAGTCTCCGAACCGGTCGCAAAGTACGCCTGATAGATCATGTACACCGCATTGGTCTGCGCCGGCTCCAGCCACAGCCGGTCCAGAATCAGGGTGGCAAACTCCGTATCCGGATCCTCCGGATTATCTCCTGGCGCGAAGTACGAAATAATGTTGTACAGCGAGTACGCCGGCACCCGGATCTGCTGTTCGGTTATAAACGGTCGGCCTATCTGCGTTGCCCACACCGCCGTGGCCACCGCATCGCCATAGACGGTATTGGAAAATGGGACAACCGTAATCCGGCCCGGACTCTGGTAGCTCAGATCCGGCGATAGACCTCCCAGCAGTCCCGGTGTCAGCCAGCCATTCTGCGCTACCTGAAACGACCAGCGCTGCTCGTCATAGATCAGCAACAGAGCTTCATTGAGGATGATCTGGGCTTTGGGTAAAGGCAGACCGGGAATGTCGCCCTGCAGCTCTTTCGCCATGGAGATATACGACATGCCCTGCCCTTTCGCTAAACCTAAAAATAAAGGGTTTCGCCATTGCGACGAAACCCCGTTGGCAAGGAAAGCAGCCTCGTCGTGGAGTTGAGGCACTTCTGAAAACCCGTTCAGTAAACCCCGCCAAACCCGCCGATCTGAACCGTCTCCTGAGACAGGTCGGTTCCCTGCGCAACTGGACCAGGCGTGGTCAACGTAGCGGTAAGCACCGCCGGAGTTCCCCCTGCAGCTGCCAGATCAAATGTCGGTACCGTGCCATAGCCTTGCCCTGCATTCAAGATCGTGATTGTGCCCAACGTCTCCGGATCTGCCACCGCCACCGAGATCTGTGCTCCTACACCACCACCGCCGGTACCGTCGATGATGTAGGTGCCCGGCGTCATGTCGGTACCCGGCGTGGTTTCGGCAACGCTGGCAATCGTGCCGGCGATACCTGACCATAGCAGCCGCCATATTGCACGCGGTCCGTGGGACGAAGGAAACGCTGTGATCGCATAAGCTCCGCCTACGGAAAGCACGGAAAACACGATATCGATGTAGTTGGCAAAGCGCGGCAAAGGCGAGATGGGATCCCCGTTAATGTCATACGAAGAAGGGCCATTGCCAAACCCGCAGAAGATGAACCGCCTGCCAACGTAATCGGGATAGCCGTTCAAAAAGGTAAGCTGCATCCTTGGCTCCTTATCCGTTCCACACCGGCAGCGTCATCAGACCGCGAATAAGCGTGTTCGCAATCGAGGCATCAATACTTGTCCCAAAGACCGTAGGAGCGAAAGTTGTAGGCGCTGACATGCTGAACAGGCCAGTCGCATTCGGAGTCAGTAGCGATCCGGCGGCGCCGCCGCTAACCACACTTAAGAACGATGCAATTCCGTTCTCCTGTATCCAGCCGAAGTTGCCGGGCGTAATGGAGTTGAGGAAGACGCCGCGACCCTGCGAAAGATTGATTCCAGCCGTTGCCGCGTCAGTCACGATATAACTGTCTACTGCCATCTGCGCCTGGAAAGTCGCTGCAGTTCCGCCAGCCGAAAGAGTAAAGGTGGGCGCTGAGGTATAGCCGCTGCCTGACGCCTTCACTGTAGGCTGCGCCGTCACGGTTCCTCCCGTTCCCACAATCACCTCAATGATGGCACCAGAACCATTGCCACCAGTACCTACAACCTGATACACCCCCGGCGTCTGTCCACTTCCCGGAGTAAGAATCAGCGCCCCAATCACCGTGGTTCCTGGATTCACAAAGGCTGCTTTGCCCACTCCGACGTTGGCCGCAGTTGCAGTGGCTGCCACCTGCACCCGGCGATACCGGCCCTCGAACAACAAACCCAACGTAGGCGAAGAGAGTCCGGCAGCTTCGAAGTTGGTAAGGTCGATGGCATCGCCCAGCACCAGACCGCCGGCGTAGGTTGGCTGCAATGTCCGGACATTGGCAAACCCGCTGGCCGAAGTGTCGTTGGCGGTGTTCAGCGGCGTAGGCAAAAAATTGAAGACTTTTACTGGCATTGCGGTCTCCCTTACTTCGAGAATCCAAACGCGAGCGCGCCGTGGCGGGGCATTGGGTGATATAGGTTCGTACCCAGCCGGACCATCACGGCATCGAGCGATACATTGTTCGGCATCTGCGTCTTGCGGATACCGAAGTCCCATCCCGGCTTGTCGGTGGGACGCAGATGAAATTCATTGGCCTGACAGAACAGCAGATACTCACCCGGCTGGATCAACGTGTTCGACGGTATCCCGGATCCGGTGGGCGACATCGGTACCGGAACTCCGTTGTGAGTGAACTGCGGTGAGGTAAACGGAAACAGCTGCGTACTTAGTCCGGCGCCATCCACCAGGGTATTGTTGCCGGCAGTACCGTTCTTGCCTGCCAGGGGAATATAGTCCTGGGCCTGCGAAGACGGTGCCAGCGGGCTGGCATAAATGTCCACACCATTGAAGTTCAACCCGTCAAAGCGGATATCGTGCTTGGTGTTGGAGATGTTGCGCCGCTGTGCATCCAGCGCATTGGCAATCGCCACAAATCCGAAGACATTGGTAATGCCCAGATCGGGTTCGCCTCCGGTCACCTTGCATTGTGCCCACAACTGCATCAGCGCATTGAAGTCAATCTGTCCAGTCCCCCCGGTAGGTGTCCCCAGATACAGCGGGGTAGAATTCAGCGCTTTGCCCGTAACTCCGTTGCGCGTGGATCCGCCGTAGTAGGTGTAAGTGTTCCCGTAAGGCGACGGGTCAATCCCATTGTTAAAAGCCTCGTCGACACCATTCGAATTCAGAATGCGATTGTCAGTTACTCCGGCCGTCGGCGCCTGACCATGGCGATAGGAGTCCATCTCCAGCATGGTCTCAATCACCTCGGTCGAATTTTCCATGATGAGCTGATAGAGATTGATAATGCGGGCTTCCCCGGAGTTGATAACTCCGCCTTGTCCGGTACCATCGTCCAGTTCCCAATCGTCAAACGGGAACCAGGCCACATAGGCTTTGGCCTGGAAGTTCATGGCGGAGTTGATGGGGTTGCGCACGATGGTCACGGACTGGCCGGGACGCACCGCCTGACCCTGAACGCGCCCATACACAAACGTCTCCATCATGGCGGAGCCACCGAGAAATGGATCCAGTGCCCCGGCGGCACGAAGCTTTTGCTGGAAGGCAGTGCTGACGAAGAAATTATTGAACGTTACGTTCTTCCGCACTGACTCTAAAGTGGATCCGTCTATTTCGTTGTAGAGCGGGTCGAAAGGGGCTGGCATCAGTTTCTCCTACCGCTATGCAATAGCGACAACCTTCTGTTCCGCTGATACCTGCGCAGCGGCCTTCATACGAAGCTCAGCTTTACCTCTACGAGTCGTAGCGTGATGACGCGCATAGTATTCGCCAAGAATTTCTTGCAGACGTTCCTGCGTCACACCATCTAGATTCTGCCCACCCATAAACGCCAACGCATCGATGTGTTCGACTTGGGCACGTCTTCGTGCACTCAAAAACGAATAAACAAGGGCGAGAAAAATCCGTGCACGATCACCGCAGGCATTCCAGGTATGACATCCGTTAGCAGCGCCCATAAACTGGATGCTGCCGCCAAACCAATCCCGCAACCTGTAAAGAATCTCTGCATCCTTCTGGACAACCTGAACCATAAGGCCACGCTTCGATTTACCCGCATTCCTACAAGTTCCTTCGCCCTCGTAGATTCCCGCCGTCCAGGCAATATCAATCGCAGTCGGAATCTTCGTAGCATCGAGCTTCGGATTTCTAGGACGCATCCATATGGCGCGCATGTCTCGTCCTTCCCTACTGAACTGTCTTGGTCGCAAGATCCTCTCGAATCGCTGCGGCAGTTGCGGCGTGACGCTGTTCACGAGTCAACTTCAGCGGATCTTCCCGCTTACCCTCGGTCACCGCCTTCTTAATCTCGGTAAACTGTGAAGTCTGCGCCATGCGCACATTGGGATTCGATCCGGTACGCTCCGCCCAATACTTGTCGCGCTCCTCCACCGCTTCCTTGCGGATAGTCTCGCGCTCCCGGTCCTTGACTTCCTTGTCGAGGGCGGCCTGACGGCCGGCGAAGTCGTACTTTTTGGCGACATAATCCACCAGCGGCATCCGCTGCGCATCCGCTTCGGCTGAAAGCGCAGTAGGCGAATCCGGCATCTCCTTGCCACCATGCAGCGAGCGATACTTCCACTGCAGATCGGCCAACACCCCGAAGGCGCTGCCCAGCTTGCGTTCGAACTCCTGCAGATTGGGGCTGCCGGGAACCGGATTGGCATTGGCCACAAAGCGGCCGGCATCATCCCGCTGCGGCCCCCCCTGGAAGGGCGGAGCCTCCAGCAGAAATCCGCCAGTCTTTGCCTTCTCGGCCAACGTCTTCCAGTAGTCACGCTCCGCGGAGAGAGTCGCTTCCTTTTGTCCCCAGGCGTTGAGTGCCGGAGTAATCTCGTTTTCGAACATCTGGGTGGCTGCACGCTGCGCCAGTTCGGCTTGTTGCCGCTCCTGCTCCGCTGTCGTCAGCACCGTAGTAAAACCTGCGATGGCCTTGGCATCGAGAGCGGTAATCTGCTCATCCGTCATTCCCGCCTGTTTCAAAGCTTCGGCTACGGTCATCGCATGATCTCCCTATCAGTAAGGCGGACTCTGCTGCGGAGTCTGCTGCTGCGGTTGCGAGACAATGGCACTCATCGCCTCGTTGACGCCTTGTTTGGCCTTGGCCAGGCCAGCGGAGGCGGCAGGAACCTGTTGCGCTAATTGGTCGAGAGCCTGAGAGAACCTTGCCAGTAACATCAGCTCCGGAGGTGCCGGAGCCTGCGAAGGCGCACCCTGATCGGGAGTAGTTGGCGGAGTTGGCTGGGGAGTCTGGTCGGGAGGAGGAGCCGGAGCGGGAGTCGGCGTCGGCTGATTTGGATCCGGAGTCGGTGTTGTTGCCATCGCTTTGCCTCGCGATCAGATTGCCGAACAAATGACAACTGGCGGAGACCGTTATGGCCTCCGCCAGAGTGATTACCGCTTGCGCACCGACAGCCGTACCGACTTGCGGCGGCCCCGGCGACCGCGCCGGCGCATGTGGGATGGGCGGGTGCCGCCCACTACCTTGGTGACTCGTGCACTTGTACGTCTTGCCATAACCCCTCCTTGGACCCAAAATGGAAAAGCCCCAAAAGGCTTTTCGCCTTTTGAGGCAGTCACAAATCGCTAAGAAGCGGGTGGCTGAAATCTCAAGACATAAACCGCATGTCGTAAATAAATGAATCACAACGGTTGTAGGCTGTCAACTACAGACTTTCAATCTTCGCCGTCTACCTCGCCATTAACTTCCACTTCAACCTCGTAATCCATGCCCAGGATGCGGCGAATCTCGTTAGCTTCGGCATCGGTAGCCTTTCTGCGCTCAACCACAATGGCACCGCGCAGGCCGCCACCATTCAGAGTGTAAGTAATGTGGCCTTTGGTTTTGAACTGACGCACAAAAGCTTCAATCTCCACCAAAGTAGCCTTCGGATTCAGCCGGTTTTCTGTTACAAAATAGTCGGTCGTGCTCAGAATCATGTCCTCTTCCGGAATCGGCATCGATATTAATCCTCCTCATCTTCATCGCAATTGTTCATCGCAGACGCACTCCGCCAAACACGTAAACCAACACCAGAATAAGCAGGATCAGTCCCAAGATGCCGATGCCACCGCTTGGCCCCCATCTCTGATATCCGTAATAGCCGCCTCCGCCACCGAACAGCAACAGCAGAATAATAATCAGCAGGATCAGTGACATCTCTCACCTCATCTCGACTCCACCACCGTGGTTCTGCCATCACCCTTCTGCCTTAGCCTGGGCGGAGTAGCTCCGGTGGGTGGCCGCCCCGGCCCCGGATGTTTGCCACCACTCGAACCCTTATGCTTACCCGCCGGCTGCTGGGGCTGACCCAAGCCCAGCTGCTGCGCTGCCATCGCCGCCATGGCCTGCATCTTCAGATCTTCCATCTTCTCGTTGAACCAGCGTTCGCGCAGCGTTGTTCCCGGTACCTCGCCATAGTTGTCGATATCCATCTTCTTGGCTACATCGGCAAAGGCAATCGGAGCCTGGCCGCGCCACAGCTGCAACCACTTCAGCTGCTCCTGCATTTGGGTAATACGCAGCATGGTGCTGGGCACCGAGATCAGGCGAATGTTCTTGGCAAACCTCCGCGCCCGATCCAACTGCGAGTAATAGGACGGACTCTGGGGAATCTGTCCCGCAACATACTCATCTTCCATGTGGCTGGGGATGAGCGAGTGAGGATCGAAGTCAAAGACCTCCGGCACCACATTGCCCGGTCCCAGAATGGAGACCACCCGCCGGGTGTCATACCACTGCGGCACCAGAAACTTCAGTAAATAAGCAATTTTGGCGTTGGCGCGCTCGATGTTGCTGGCAATTCCCTGCCCCACCGGCCCGATGCTCTCCAGAATCTTGTCCGCCTGCTCCGAAGCCAGATTCATCTTCAGACTGGTCAGATTGCCTACATCCTCCAGACCCAGCTGCTTGCCGCGCTTGGCACTGAGATATTCCAGCCACTTGAAATGGGTGCCATCCACCCTGACCGATTCGGGCAGCAGCGAATGCAGCACATCTGAAGGTTTGCCGTCCATGCCCGCGCGCACATCCTCTTCAAAGAGATCGAAATTCTCGATCTTCGGCCCACCGGTAGCGGTGCGGTCGTAGCCCATAGGAGGATTCAGGCTGGTAGTGATTACCTGGTCCATCTTGCGTTCGGTCTTGCGGATCGTCATCTCAATCGAACCCACATCGCCCACCAGAGAACGCCCGATACCCTCCCACGGCCAGTCATCCACGTCATACTGCACAATAGGAATCTCGCCATGCCAGTCGAACGCCGGCCCGTCATACATGGGCTTCGACATCCCTTTGTTGCTGATGATGAGGCGTAGATAGGGATAGATCAGACAGTCCTGCGGGGTGGCCTTGCGAATAAATGGCTGGGTGTTACGAATCCCGCCAAAGATGTCCTGACCCACCGTAGGCACGGTATAGAACCAGCTGGTTCCCGGCTCCCCCATGGGCAGTTCCTTGCCATAGTTGTTGACCGAGATATCCCGAATGAAGGTGTAACGAATCTCCACATACAGGCTGCCGAAGTTACGCTGCTCCTGGCCGTAGCGGAAGCGCTCGGCATAGTCCACCCGCCGCCCCGCCATGCGGCTGCCAAAGTTCATCCGCTCCACCGGCTGCAGATCCGCCTGAAACACCGGGAAGCGCCCATGCGCCTCCGCAATGGGCATGTACTCGTACACCGTAACCGCGTAGGCGTCTTGCACATCGTTGGTCTTGGGCACCTGCACCGGGACAACATCCAGCAGGCCCAGATCCTCAAAGACGATCTCGCGTTCGCCAAAACCGTAGTTCCGTGTTTTGCACTTCGGCCAGTTATAGCCTCGTCCCATCACGCCGGCATACTGGATGGTCTTGCGCAGCTGAATGGGAAAATGCGATTCCAGGTAAACGCTTCTGACCAGCTTGTTCTGCATCTCGGCAAAGGCTTTGTACTGCGGCGCATCGGAGCCGTAAGTCCCGATCTCGCGCATGTCCGAAAGCGTCTCCACAAACTTGCGGATGTCGTACTTCAGTTCATTGGTAATCAGGGTGGACTTGGTTTTGTCGTTAAAGATGGCATCGAAGATGCGCAGATTCTGACTCAGGTTCTTATAGGATTTCTGTCCTCCCAGCCAGCCTTCCCCCTCTTCAATCTGTTCTTCCACCCAGGCCATGCGATCTTCCGGAGACGCAGTAAACGCCGGTGCTTGCCAACTGCTGGTCTTCCCAAACCGTGAACTAATGGCCATGCTCGTAACCCTCCACATGCAGCCAACTCTCGCGAATGGTCTTGCCCCTGGCTTCGGCCGCGTCCAGTTGCGCTAAAGCGTGTTCCAGCATCCGGCGGTTGATGCCGTTGCGCGCCTTATGAATCTTGTCGCGCAACTCGCGGCGCAGATCGGCACGCATCGGACCTTCAAACAGTTCCCTCTGGTAGTCATTCATCTCCGCAATACGCTTGTCCTGCGCATCCAGACGCACACTCCACGCCTCTGCCTCGTAGGTATGGCTGCAGGTGATGCGCTCGTAGCCCAGCGGCATCATGCAGTCATACTCCGGCCCTGCACCCTGCAAAATATGATCAGTGCGGGGATTGTGCCAAAAGTAGATCTTGGTCTCTATCCGGGCATGTCGCGGTCGGATTCGAATGACTTCGCCCATGGCCTTTGTCGTCAATAGCCTACCACTTCAGCGCAAGTTGGAATCGGAAATTGCCCAGTCATCCACCGCTAACTGGCAGGTAGGAGTGTGGCTGTAGTCCACCGCCGGCAGCTTTCCTGTCGGCAGCGCATAACGCTTGGTAGAACGGTCTGCCATCACATCGAAGGCATGGCGAGTGAGGTAACTCTGCGCCGCCGCAATAATGCGGTCATCCTTCTGCCCGGCACGATGATCCATTCTGGTCTTACCGCTAAGCAGAGTACGCCGTTCCCAGTCTCTGCACTCCGCGATCAGCCATTTGGAGTTGGCTTTGTACCAGCCGTTGGTGATGGCATCCACAAACCGTCCGGTCAGAATCGGCCGAGTCACCGTATTGGTGCGGAAGCCTTCAATATGGCCAACGTTCTCGCGGATCTTTCTGGCGTCGTAGCCGGGCTGGTGAATGTGATGGTAGCTGAAGCCCATCAGCTTCAACTGCAGCTGGCAATCATCTCCGGACCGCTCTCTCTGCTCGATGCAGAACTTGACTCCACGCGGATCCCTGGTCCAGATCCGGTCACCCTCTTCGCCCTGCGAGTACCACGCTGCCAGACACGCAGCAAAACCCACCATCTGCGGCGAATTCACCCGGTTGTGAACAAACTCGCATACCTGCTCATCACAGCCCTCTCCGGTAACGCTGTGCGCAATCGAGAGTACGCTGCGGTCCTCGTCCTCGTTGCCCAGACCGTCAGCGGTATCGATGCCAAAGCTGTAATCGCAGTCCGGCTTTGGCTCATACCACACCCGGATCCGGCCCAGCGTAGCCTTCTCATCGTCATCGTCACAAGGTCTGAGCGGCACCATGATCCATTCGTACTTCTGCCCGCGATGCGACTGCCAAGTAATATGTTTGCGTGGCGGTGCCGTACTGCTGTAGTCGATCAACAGCTCGTCCGGCTCCAGGCCATCGTCAATGGAATCGCCCTTAATCCCCCAGTCCTGATACTCACGTTTCCGCCCCATCTCCGCCTGCACGATAATGGCATCCTCAAAGACCGGATCATTCTTGCCCTGCAGGGCCTCAAAGTCGTCCGCCGGCATGTGCGACAGCCACACTCTCTGGGTATGGGTCTTTACCGCTTCGTCGTAGTTGAACTCCCAGTACCACTGTTGTTCCCGCGACATCTCCCAATGCCTACCCATCACCCTGGCCAGATAGTCGGTATGGCGGATATACAATTCGCAGCGCTGCACATGCTTGCGGGTGAAGGCGTGCGGCGTCCAGCCAGCAGGAATGGGAAACTTGCGGATCCAGTCCGGCTCCGGATACTGGTCGGGAGCGCAGGGCCAGGAAAGGAAGATAGGACACAGGCGGGAACGTCCCAGCGGCCAGCCTTCCTTGCAGGCTCTCCACTTGTCGGCCTGCCATCCGGTATTGCCGTTGCCGGTGCCTTCATAGACGGCAAACAGCTTGCGCGTAGGATGAGTCGCCTTGAACAGACCCTCTTCCAGCACCTTCTTAGGATTGGGTATGTCCCCAATCTCGGAGATATGCACCAGGGTCGGGGTCCAGCCCTGGGCGATGCCGGTAGCCTGCGATCCTGACTGCACCGCCAGAATCGAGCCATTATCGAACTCGGTCAGACGAATGCGGTTGGTAGTCACCCGCGGCACCAGCCACCAGGGCAGATAGTTCAGGCAAACTTCGATCATCCGCCCCAGCAGCTCCGACTTATCAGCATTGATGGAAGCCATGACCGCCTGAGTATTGGCGAGAAAGAGCAGGCGATGCAGAAACTTCAATGCCACCTTGGTCGACACCCCCAGCTGTCGCGCCTTCAAGATCAACAACTCGATAGCCACCTCTTCCAGATCAAACTGGGCAATGATGGAATCGAAGACCTCCTGCGACTTGCGATTCGAGAATTTGTAAATGTTGGAGGCATTGTCGGTGATGTAGGCGTAGCGCGTCTCCCAGTAGTCGGCATCGATGGTACACAACGCCTGCTCATTCTCGATCCAGCGTTGTACCCAGTTAAAACGCTTGTCCGACAATTTTGTAGTCAGTTCGATATAGGTATTGCGCGAGTTGGCATCGCGTTTGGTGATGGAATCGATATACGCCTTGAACTCTTCTACCTCAGCCAGGGAATGGTAACTGAGCGACCACCCGTTCTTACGCTCAAACTCAGCCAGCTTACCCAGAATGACGCTTGGCGCATACATACAGGTCAGTGTAGGCCATAGCCGCAATCGATGTTAAACTGGCTGCGGCCCACCAGGCCATCCGGGAGTAATTCGAGCTTGCTCCCAAACAGAAAAGCCCCTCCGGGGCGAGAGGGGCTTTTCCTGTTTAACGGAAGAGTTTATGCCTGTTCTTCCGAATTACCATACCGATAACAAAACCTACAACGAGAACAACCGCGAGCAGCATGAAGATGATGCTAACTTACGAACCTGATTCCAGGGTTCGTGCCCGCAACGGCAGTAGTTTGGCCTGAGTTTCAGAGAGCCGGGGAAACAGGCGGTTCAGGTCTGCCTCACGCTCCTCTTCGGAATCCGGTTCCACCTCCGGCCGCTCCGGCTGATTCAGGGGATTGATGATAAAGGTGCTGCCCTTGACCGTAGGCAGGAAGCCAAGTCCGGTCTGGATAGCGGTACGGTCGCGCTCTCCGGCAAAGCGGCGGGCAAACTCGATGCGCTTCTTCATCACTTCAGGATGATGCGACAGGGCAATGATCTTGACCGCGTTGGCGCTATGCGCCTGAATCGCCATCACCGCTCCGCCCAGCAGGTAGATTGGGGAAACCCCGGCCGCCAGGGCAATCGCCTCCCAGCGCAGATACTTGCGATCACCAGCCGGAATCGAATCATGCTTCTCCACGAAGGCCACCACATGCGGGTCTTCGGAGAAGCGCATCGCCTCCAGCGCCGCCTTCAACCCACCTTGTCCGCTTTTCAACAGAGTGGAAATATCCGGCGTCGTCCCCAGCGCCAACTTAGTTACTCCCAGACGAGCCAGTGCCCCGCTTTTGCGGTCGCGGGGTGGCCTTGGCGTGATCTTCGACAAACTTCTTTTCCCTCCAGCCGGTCCACTCCTGGTCGCTCTCGTCTGAGGCTCCCTGGGCTTCGCGGAGCCTTTCTTCTTCGGTTTGACGATGCGTAACGATGGCATCGCGTACCTCCTTTTTTCCCGGATACTGCCGCTCAAAACGCTCTCGCTCCAGCTGATTGCTGACATGCAAGGCTATCCCGATATCGCGCAACGCAGTCGCAATTGAACCCAGATTATAGGCGGCCACTTCCAGCGCATTAGTCTCTTCGTCGGTCATTTCACCGCCACCCCTCTGGCCACATCCTTGCGGCTGTAGCGCACGTTGCGGATCACGTCCTTGCCCTGCTCATCTTTGGTCAGGGTGGGCACCGGCTGCCCCGTCTCTACCCGCACCTCATTGGGTGGTGCCGGATCAATGTGGAAGTCGGCTTCCACGTGCTGCGGCGTCTCCGCCGGCTTTACCCCCTCCGCAAGCTGTACCCGGTAATCGCCCTTGATATGGGAGCCGGCATCATGCATGTCCAGGTGAATCTCGATCTCCGCCGAAAACCAGTCATAAGCGCTGTTGGGGTTCAGGTAGCAGTCGGTCTGCAGCTTCGCGCGCACCTTGTCCAGCACCGCTTCCACAACTTCGGTGCCACTCAGGGGATTATTCAATGTTCGCTCCGCCATCATCATCCTCCGCACATACCACGTTAAAACAGATTTCACACAACCCCGAAATAGCGAACTCCCGCCGTCCAGCTGCGCTGTAATAGCGTGCCAGCGCCGGCTTGCGACAGCGAATGCACTCGCCATCCTGCAGTAAACCTCCACCCTGCTCCGCAATCAGCTGGCGCAGATGGTCTTTGAGCCGCTGCAGGTCATCAGCCATGGGCTTTCTCCTCCAGGGCATTAAACATGCGGTGCGGCAGGATCTGCCGCAACTGCTCTATCTGCTGGTCAGTCAAGCCAAGAAGATCGATCAGTATCCTGCGATTGCGCGGGTCGGTCTGGCCGTTGCGCTCATGCCGCGCCTTCAACTCCGCAAACTTAATCAGGGTTCTGCGCGAAGGGATGCAGGGCCACCGCGGGTTCCGGGCGTTGCCGGACTCGGTATATTGCACCGTACGCCGCGAGATGCCCAGCTCCGCAGCCAGCATCACCTGGGTAAAGCCGTGCCTGCGGCGAAAGCGCGTCCACTCCCTGGCCACGGCTTTATGCTGGATCTGTTCGGCCCTGGTTGGCGACATACCCGCTTCCCCTTGCGCCCAAAGCTTGCGCTGAATCACTATAGCGTAGGCCACAGCCTACAGTGCAGAGTTTTGTCTTTGCAATAGCTTCGCCAAATCAGCAATTGCATCAGAAAATCGATTATTTTCCTTATCGGCCAAATTTTGCCAAGCTTCCTCTTCCGTGTCTCCCACCGTCTCAAAGTATGGCCCACGACCCACGGTTATCCCAAACATTCCAGTTGGATCTACTCCGCATCTTGCATGAGGATATATCTGCAAAACTTGATCTTTAGCGGTCATCATTTTCTACTCCTTCAAAGCTTCACGCACACAATCACACAGCACCCGCGTCGTGGGTTCGCGATGCTGAGTGAGACGGTTCCACTTCGCAGCTTTAACTTCGTCCCACTCGCCCCCTGAATGAAAGAGCAGCACCAGCTCCAGCGCATTGCGCATCCTGGCGACGGATTCGCTAGTCACTGCAGCACGGTCGCGTGGCACTATCTCATCTACCGCCTGTTGTGCCGCAGTTGCCCTGCGCGCGAACTCCTTCAACCTGTCCATACTCACACCACCTCTTCGACTGCGTAGGGCGTCCAGTGCGGGTTGTCCGCGTTAATCGTGTTCGCCAATCGCAACAGATGATTCGCCAGCGCCGAATTGCCATCACGCATGGCTGTCCCGGTGGCCATACCGAGAGCGATAAGCAATAAATCGTGGTCATCCCCGTTCAACTCCGGCAGTTTCATCGCTACCATCCCAGATCGGTATCAAACACGTCGTCAATCACCAGTTTCCTGGTTTTGTCCAGGTGCACCGCAGCAAACAATTTTGCTTTCCCGTACTGTTCCAAGCCGAAGACCGCGAAAAGATTCTCCATCAGCCCATCCATAACAAACTGGGTTTCAAAGCTGCGGTCCTGGCTATACATCAGGCCCGGACCATCGGGACGATTCAGCGGGCGCTGCATCTTGACGATCACTGTGGCTCCCTGGCCAGAGCGTTCAAAGCCCTCGCCTCTTCCCGCTCCAGCATTCGGCCGATCTGGAGGCCCCAGTAAAAGAATTCCATTCCCGCTTCATAGAAGATCGGTTCAGCACTAACCATGTTGCTAGGCCCCTTGCTCTCCTTCTCATCGTTCTGGAGTGCTTCATAAATCTTTGATCCTGACAGCGAGATCCTGATCGCATTCATAAATAACTTCAGCGCAACGCGCTCGTCAGCAAGACATTCCCGGACAATCTCCGGATAAGCGCTTCCGACAGCCAACCCAAAATTCTTCTTAGTGAAATCCTGCGATGCCTCCATTTGCTGCACCAGCATCTCTGCAATCTTCATTATTGTTTTCCTCACTTCAGAGTTTTCTTGAACTCTTCCTGTCGCTTGATAACTTCTGATATCTTCTTCAGCACCAAGGCCAGAACAATGGCCATCTCAACACCCACAGCGGCTATCAGAGCATCGGTGATTAAGGCTTCGTGGCTCATAGGTTTCTCTCCTCCGTCACTTCTATCTGCTTCCATTTTTGCCAGGCATCACGCAACCGGATATGGTACTGATGCACGGCAAAACCTGGTCCATTGTAGCCACGCGCAAACCTCGCCCAATCATGCTGGCGCAACGCCGAATCCAGCTTTTTACTCTTCACAAAGGCCACAAAGGCATCCAGATGCGCTGCCGCACCCGCACCCATGGCCTCCACAAACCCCACAATCGAGGGGTGACCAACTGCGGCATGATTGCTGCCCAGTACCTGGAACATGCCCCAGGAACAAGCCTGATGGGCTGCATTCCAGTCATGTGCGGCGGCATCCTGCAGACGCTCATGCTGGCCGGCACCGGCGCGGCCATAGAGATTGCGATTCCACTTGGGCGAAGACAGCGCCATGCCGTTGCGATCCAGCTTGTCCGCATGACGCCCATCGGTCAGGCGATGGAAGATATGTGCCTCATAGAGTATCTGGGGACGGCCATCGGGCAGGAATCCCTCCCCCCTGGCTTCGACTTCAGCCACCGCACGCACTGCGGCCACATCACAATCAAGCGCAGCGGCAGCACGAGCAAAATCAGCGTCGGTCAAACAAGAGATGATTGATTCAGGAACGCTCATACCTTTTCCTTCAGCCATTCATTCATTGATGCCGGCAGCTTGGTATGCCCATTGCGCAGCGCATCCAACCGATCGCTCTCCGGCCACTCCAACGAGTAATCCTCACCTGTCCAGCGTTTCTGAAAGATCGGATAGCCGCGGTACTCGTCATTCAACACATGAGCATCTCCGTTCCAGGTCGCGTCATCGCCACGTTCCACCGAGAACTCTACCCCAAAGTAGGCAAGACCTGTATTCGCCCAACTCGAATCCACCAGATCCCCGGTCTCAGTGGCATTCCAGGCGTGCAGAATAATCTCTCCGGTAGGTGCCAGCGCGAAACCTTCGATGTACCTGAGACTGTGCCTTCCTGCAAGATTGATAGCGTTCCCGTAGCACATCTTCTGCACTCCGATCGGATAACGTCCCTCCCAGTGCCCGACATATTCCCTGCCATGCTCCAATACGAAGTCATAGGCCGACCGATAGACCAGCCCCGGCAGAAGCGGGTGTCTGTCAACCACCTCGCGCATCGCCTCCAGCATTGCCTCGCACGCCTCGCTCATTGCGTCAACCCTTCCTGCAACAGTTGGTGCAGATAGCGCTCCAGTCCCGCGGGATGCTCATGGGCACAGTCCCAGCACACCTCTTCGCCCCCTGGCCCGGCAGGATGACAGGTGGTGACGACACCGCAAAACGTGCATCGACTCTCTTCCCCATCCCCCAAAACCAGAAGAACAATACGAACCTGTCGGGTCATCGAATCGCCTCTCCGCTCTCCGGATCCACGATGGTCTGTTCCACCGGCTTCTCGTCCTGCAGTTGGCGGAAGTAGCGGAAGTCGCGCATCAGCATCGCCGTCGCATCCTCCGGCAACCGGTTCACCGCAAAAAAGCGCACCACCATAGCATCAGCCTCAGTACGCGCGGCAGTCACGATAAGGTCTTTGGCGATCTTGTGCGCCTCGGCAATAGTGAGCTGGGCCTTCTCGCCGTTCACCGACAGGCGCACATAAGGCTCCTTATTGCGTACCGCCACAATGCCGTCCACAAAAATGTGAGTATCATTGCTCATACGTTCTCCCCTTTACGGCGCAGGCTTCCTTCTTTTGCGAAACTCCTTTGCCAGAGGGCAGGTAGCAAAGTGGCTAATCGCCGGCGACTCTGGTTCTGCCATCACATCCATGGGTATGCTCTTGCCCTCCGGCGTGGTCCAGAACTCCATCGCCTGGTTGCAGCCCAGACAGTAAGTGCCGGATCTCCGCCGGTATCCCGCCGCTTCCAGAGCCGCGCGTGTAGCCGGAAAGGTCATCATCGCCACCAGTCAGGGACGGTTACAGTCATGACCTGACCTCTACGTTTTTCTTCAAAAGTTCCACGGTGTTATCAAAGGCTAGCCGTAATATTTCGGTGTCGATATTCAGTGGATAGACCTCGCCGGATCTGGCCATACCCGCCATTACGCAGTCGCAAATCATATCCAGCACGTCGATCAGGTTTACATCCGCCGGCACACCATCGGAATTGAGTAGATGATGACGATTTACCTTTCGGTGATTGTCCCACCAGGTTGTCTGTTTGAACCCAGTAATAAAATCTCTATGGAACCCATCGATATCGCTGATCTTGTCATGATCATGAACTTCAGCCGCTTCGTCTAACTTCCTGATCATGAACCGAAGGGCTTCCTGCACGTCGCCTATATGCTGGCGACTGCTTGCCAGTAACGTCTCTTTCGACGTGTTGGTGAAATCGCATGTCCGTGTATCTGCCGTTGCGCTTTTCTCTATTTGAATCATTTCCCTCTACCCTTTCTCTCCCGCTCCCAGGAGCGCCACTTGCCCGCACACACCTTGCCACAAAACTGGCTCACAAACTGTAGTCCGCTCCCATACCGATACGCGCCCTTCACCTTGCACCATCTACACAACGGCAGCGGGCCTTCCCAGGTCTTAGTGCGATATGCCATCTAACTGTTCCGCCAACTGCTCACACTCGCGCTCTACCTCGGCCTGGGTCCAGTAATGGTCGCGCTCCACAAAAGCTGTGCCGTACACCTCGGTATAGGTCTGGCGGTGAATACGATCCACAACTATCCACTCCGCACGACCTTTCTCGCTCAGCGCTGCCAGATCAGGCGATGGATCGTACATGGCGTCATCGCAGTGAGCGCAGTCGAAGCCGAACCACCAGCCCTGCCCGTCCTCGTGCTCGGTGCAGGGTTCCATTTGAGCAAAGGTGAGTCCACCGTGCACCCCCACCTCGATGTCGTCGTAACCTTTGCCGTGGGTGGGATGAGTGGGTGGAACACGTACATAGCCGCAGCGGTGCATTCCCTCCCGCGCCTGCACCACGGCACAGCTCAAACCCTTATGCTTCCACTCGCGCTCAATCCGAAATGGCTTTAATGGTAAGCACATCAGCTTTTCTCCTTTTCCTGCTTAGCCTCTTCCTTGCCAAGATCCGGCCTGCTCCATAGCCTCGACGCAGGCGGAGCCAAACACTCCAACCGCAACCACTCATGCCCCGCCTCGGCCTCCGCTTCGGTCGCATAAAACATCCGGAACTCTTCGCCGCTTTCTCCCCGCGGCTTAAAAAGTATGGTCTCGAAGATCAGTGGCTTGCCTTCGTTCCAGCCATGCTCGATTCCTATCCATTTCGTTGCTATCAACTCAGCAAACGGCGTGCAGGTCTCCCTGATGACGCAATACTCCGAATCCCGTAAAAGTTCCCACTTCTTGAAGACGGGCAGAATATCGTTGTCCGCAATAACCTTGCCGTCGCGATCCCAATACCGGGGATCACAGTCAGGACGACCTATCGCTTCCCGCAACGTCTGACCCAGCTCTGCCGCTTCACGCCACTCGCGCTCTCGATCATTCATCCCAGCACCAGCCGTCCCACCAACAGCGTCCACAGCACCCACATGAGCGCCACCACGTACACCACCAACTTCACCGCATAGCGCACCCGCTCGTTCAGACTCAAATCAAGCAGCGGCACCACAATGTATGCCACCAGCAGAATCACGACGATCTGAACCATGACTCCCCCTTCAGCCTTCTTCCTTCAACTTAATGACGCTGACTTTGTCTACCCCATCCACAGATGGATCGAACCTGCGATTGCGTTCCAGCCAACCCAAGAACTTACTACCGCCCTCGCGCGCCTTCTCGTACAACTCCTTCTGGTTTTCTTCGTAGGCGATCAATACCGAGAAATCAAACGGGAATAAGGGCGGTGTAAGGATGCCTCCTTCAGGGATCGATTCGAGTGTGATAGGGTCCGCCTGTTGCATACGCTCAAAATTTTCCTTCTCGATCACTACCAGAAGAACCGACTTCTTCTCTTCGCTGATATTCACCATCGCTGCTAACATTTGGCGTTCTCCCTGTCGCTTGCAGCCCACATCGCCTGTCGCCTACACTCTACCACTTGCGCTTATCCCTTGCGCCTAAAATCTCCCCACTTTCTACTGTCGCCCCCAGCCTACCTTATCCTCCAATACTTACTACTCTTACTAACTTAATTACCTTTGTTTCCCTATTCCCAACTTTATTTTTACCTCTACCCCAATTGTGAAACTTTTTACCCACCTCGTCCCGTCCTTACCTCTTTCAGCCTTTTCCTCGCGCTCGCCTTACCTCGCTTTCCAGCAAAACCCTTTCCCCCTATTTTTTTCTTCTCTATTCCACTTTTCGTTTTCATTCGAAAAAGGTAGGATGCGTCAGTGACATCGCGCCCCCGCCTGGAGCGGACAAATAAAGCGCGAAATTCAGGCCATCCGGGCCATCATAGAACCTCCACAGCGCATCTGTGACGGCACGTAGATGCCGGCAGAGTCCCTATCTTTAGATAGAGTGTCGTAGGATGCTGCAGCCCGGCAGAATCCCGTCCTACAACTAGTCAATTAGCGTTTGCGGCCGAATCCCTGACAATACCGCCGGCAGCCTGCAGCCTGATCGTGTTTAGTCAGATGCGCCTTGATAAGCGCCTAAGAACATCTGGAATTGGTTCTTAGAGCATCCCCTGCGCGCATTATGCCGGCAGGAAACCTGCGCGCGAAACAGGGTAAGTGGAAGACACAGAGGTGACAAAGAAAATATTTACGATAAGAGTAAAATAGGCTATTGACGACACATTAGAAGCATGTAATTCTATAGATCCGTTGTAGGCGATTAGCTACAGCGGTAAGACCGAAACCCGCGTTTTGTGGGTCGTAGTGTAAAGCACTACCTGACGAAGGTCAGATAAAGCGCATACCACGCTTAGGAGAGAAACGAAATGAATTTACACCACTTTACCCATGGTGCACGTGCTAACCGGCAGCTGGAACCGATGACCATTGCGGAGCTGCAGTTAGCGGTTCCATCGGCATTTGCGACTACGGCGCATTCTTCGCGGTCTGAGCGTTACGCCTATATTCCTACGGCCAATGTGATTCAGGCGATGATGAAGGAAGGTTTCCAGCCTTTTAAGGCGACGCAGTCCGGATCCCGGATTGAAGGCAAGGCGGAATTTACCAAGCACTTGATACGCTTTCGCCATATTTCTGCCGGCAGTGATATTTGTGTAGGGGATAGCGTGCCTGAAGTTGTTTTGATTAACTCCCATGATGGCACCTCAGCTTACAAGCTGATTGCTGGGATGTATCGTTTGATTTGTTCGAATGGGTTAATGGTGGCGGAGTCTACCACCGGATCTCTGAGCGTGCATCATACTGGCGACATTGTTAACCGGGTTATTGAAGGTTCGTTTGAAATTGTTGGCCAGGCATCGAAGGCGCTAGAGACTTCGAAGGTCTGGTCACATCTGGAATTGTCTGCAGGGGAGCGAGAAGTATTTGCTGAAGCTGCGCACACAGTACGGTTTGCTGAATCGGATGGCAAGGTAGACACGCCCATCACCGCAGCAATGCTTTTGACTCCGCGGCGCCGTGATGATGCTGGCAACAACCTTTGGCAAACGTTTAACCGGGTGCAGGAGAACGCGGTTAAAGGTGGATTGGCTGCGCGTGCCGAACGTAAACCTGGCCAGCGTATGGGACGTTTGGTTAGGACTCGCGAAGTTAAGGGTATCGACCAGGATGTAAAGCTTAACCGCGCGCTATGGCAGTTGGCAGAGCGGATGGCGGAGCTGAAGGGAGTTAAAACCGCAGCCTAGCAGATGGCGAGGTGGGAGAGATCCCACCTTGTAATGCGCCGGCGGTCAGTCCAAAGTCTGACGCATTAAACCAAGTGCCTTACCAGCACAGGAGAAAACCGAATGAAGCATCTTATTTCGCTATCTGCAGCCATTAAGGCGAAGGCGCCGATCGTGGCGCTACCCATAGAAGGACACGCACCTGTATGCGTAGCGCGCGCGCGCCTGGCTAAGTGGTCTAAAGGCGTGACCATTACCAGCGTCAAGGTTACCGGTGGCGAAGCCTATATCACGATCGAATTCGAACGGCCGAAAGGCTATCAGGTAGAAGGTCCGATTAACCGCGTCGAAGTCCATCACCTCACTCCTCGGCGCCTGGAGATCGAAGGCACTGCCGGCAGAGTTAAAACCCGCTGCTCTTTTATTCCCATTGATAGACGTACGGCGGTTAAGACGCTGGCCGCTTGGAGCGAAAAGGAACGCGCGCGCCTCACTAAAAAGACGCTGTTAGGTGCGTTGGGAACCAAGGAAAGACGCGCGCTAAAGCTGGCCAAGCATGAGACTGAAGGCGAAGGTATGATCTCCGCCACGATCGCCTATCCCAACGGCAAACGTGCCGACGTCATGGGGCTGCCGGTAACTATTCCCCAGCTGGCGGAGCTGACGTTTGTAGTGCATCGCGCGCTATCCGCCGAAGGCGATTACGTAGACGACCAATGGACAGTATCGGAGATCGTTAGCGGCCAGGCTGGCGGCTTCGGTGCGACTGCAGAGGATGCGATCGTAGACGCGCGCCAGCGCTGCGCTAAAACTTCGGCCGAAAAACTGCAGTCCATACGCGATCTAGTGGCTTCGATGTCGGAAGCGATCGCAGCTTAACCGCGCCTTGATAGCGCACCCAAAATTTACCCGAAGAGAGAAGACAAAGATGAACAGTAAAGACATGGTTACCGACTTCAAGCTGCAGGAGAACGGAGAAAACTGCACTATTAAGGCGCTGCTCAAGGCGATTAACGCGTTCTGCGGATCCCTGGCCGAAGAGTATGACTTTGGGCTGCCATTCGATACGCCTAAAGATGCGCGCCTGCCGGAGAAGTATTGGCGCCTGATTGCATTCGCCGTCGAAGGCTCCAATGAAGGCTATTACGTGCACCTGGGTGCACTGGTACGCGACCGCCACACTACCAACTATGTCTCATTCAGTCTGGCTAAAACCTATAGCGCGGAGAGTGCTTACGAACTCGCCAAACAAACATCACGCTTCCTGGCTGCAGCCTGCTGGAACTAATCGCCGGCCCGGAGCGTTTCCGGTCAGAAAGGCTTTACCCCTATGCAATGCGCCATGCGCGACGAATGCAGGCAGCCAGTAACCCACATCGGAGAGAAAGGATACGTCTACTGTGCCGAAGACGCTGAGCGTCGTCGGCAATCAGGCTATGAGAGAACGCGCAGAATGCGTGTCTGGGAATTGCAACTGATTGCCAACGGACAGCCTCTGCCCTCTTACACTCCCCAGAGAAAACCACAAGGAGAGAACAATGGCTAAGCTTACGCGCGGGTCCGATCTCATGGGAGATCGCTATCGCTACGACTTCAAACTATGCACGCCGGCCAATGGATGGGCGCAATTGGATACCAAGCAGGATGCGCCGTACTTCGGCAACTGGATTAATCCGATCGAATTCAAGCTGATGAGTTACTGCGAGGGCGATACCTGTCTGACCGAGTGTGAGGATATCGCCGACTTCGCTGCTGAGTTACAGGTGTGCATCGACTGGCACAAAGAGCGCGAGTACTTCATTGGCATCGACTGTGCCGGCAACGAAGAAATCAAAGCGGCATTAGTGCAAATGGGATTTGCAGAAGTTCTGCATTGATAGGCAGTCCAAAATTTACCCAGTACGCGACGGCTTTGGAATTGTTCGCGATGGATTTACCCCCCCCACCACCTTCTAACCGCGCGCGCCGGCGCAAGATCCGGCGCAGAAAGAACTTACTCCATGCGTTTCATGAAATTCACTTCCGCCGTTGTACTCTGCGCCGGCTCCATTGCCCTGCACGCGCAAACCACGACCACTTGCACTCCCACCTGGGGAGGCGGCCAAACCTGCACCACGCAAGAAAGCCCATTACAGAAGCTGCAAGAGCAGCAGCGCGAACAACAGGAGCAGTGGCACCGTCAACAGCAAGAGCAGCAGCAAGCCTTCCAGAACCAGAGGCAGCAGGAACAGGCGAACCGCCCGCAGTGCACCACTTACTCGCGCGACCCGTTTAGCGGCCAGGTCAAGGCCCGCACCGCTCCCTGCGCCTTCTAAATCTGTGGGCGCGCTATTGATAGGCGCCCAAAACTTTTACCAAACCGAACCCCGAAACGCTCTACCAGCGTAGGAGAACAAAGCCATGGCTCAGCCTATCCGCACCAGGATTAATATCCCCGAACTCGACAAAGCCGACGGCCGCGCCGTTCTGATCTTCGAAACCTTCAAACCCCTGTCTGGCGGAATTACCTCGTATGCCCGCGTGGAATTCGTTGGTGACAACTTCTCGACCTTCGCACCCTTTGGCGACTTCTCCACCCGTCTGGAACACAACCGCAACGCCCGCGCCACCCAAGCTGCCATGCAGGCCCAGCATGACCGCATCTTTGCCCCCGCCGTGGCCGATGCCCTGCGCGGCCGCGCCCTGTTCCACTACCAAGGCCCGCAGACGCTCTGATCGACACCCAAAATTTTCTGCAAGCACCACCGTGAAAACGTTTTACAACCGCAATATAAGTCCAACCGTTGGACTTTTACCCAAATCGCACCAACTATAAAAGGAGATCCACCCATGGCCATACTGAGCATTAAAGACTTCCCAGAAGAGTTGCTGGTCTTTCTCAAAGTAAAAGCGGCACAAGAGCGCGCCACCCTGAAAGACATTGTGATTGGCATGGTCAGCGCCATGGATGGAGCACCCAACGAAGCCAAAGCCAAAATTCCGAAGCCCAGGGGCAGACGACCGCGCAACTTCCCCGTCAAACCTTAACCCCGGTTTCCCACCGCAACCCTGAAAGGTCGTGCTATCTTCTTTTTCTTATTCTTCCTGCTCTTCCCCTTTATCGCCGTGATGTACTTCGTACCCGCAGCCGTCGCTATGCTTCGCAGACACAACAATGTGGCTCCTATCGCCATCGTTAACCTGTGCTTCGGGTGGACGTTCCTGGGATGGGTCGTCGCTCTGGTCTGGTCGCTCACCGATAACACTCGCATTTAACTCCGCTGCCCGGTCTCCGAAAATCGGGCAGCACCAACCCCAGCACACCTTGCACCTTGATAGCAGCATAAAACTTTGTGATACTGGCGAAAGGTATTACAAAGGTATCGTTATTAGTATAGGTAATATATATAGATAAAGTGTACCTGCAACCTTTTAGGTATCACCCCATACTTTTCCAAGTGGACGGTACTAACAAACCACTAATACTATGGACACAGCCCACCCTGGACTTTTGCCGGCCACTTTTGCCGGACCACAACATGCGCGGCGCTCGTATAGCTCGGGTATAAGCGACCGCGAAAGGCATTCCCCGCGCCCGTTCTCCGGGCAAGGGAATCCTGGGGACTGGTAATCCCCCGCCGGGGTAGGCAAGCCCCGGCTGTAGTGAAAGGAATATGCATGGCGCGCCTGGTGGTCAAAAAAGGAACGAAGGCAAAATCTCGCGATATCATCTCTCTGTTCGGATGTCATATCCGTGAATTGCGCCTGACCAGGCAGATGTCGCAGGGAGAAATGGCAGAAAAATTCGGCATGGATCGCAGCTTTATCTCCGACCTCGAACGCGGCCGCAAGTCTCCTCGCCTGCCCATGATTAAAGTAATCGCAGAAGGTTTTGGTATCAGCGTCGGCGAACTGATGAAGGATCTATGATGATCGCCAGCATCCGCATTGCCGCCAGCCGCTGCACCTGCGAACTCTGTGGCTGGGAGTGGATATCCATCGCCCAGGCCGTTCCCCCCATCGCCTGCCCCCACTGCAAGTGCCGCGTTTGGAATGGACCCAAGCGCAATGGCCGCCCCCCCGTTCCCCGCGACACCTCCCACATCGGCCTACCCAAACCCCACCGCGTACGCTTGACCTAAAAACGTATATACATATCTGATGAAGACATCCAGTGAACGCATCCGGCAACGGCTTCGAAAAGATCGCCCCATGACAACGATTAGCATCCGCATCCCCGAAGATGTAATCGAGAATCTGAAAGAGATCGCGCCTACTCTAGGATTCTCCGGATATCAACCACTCATCCGCGCCTATATCGGTCAGGGACTGCGAAAAGATCAATCCCCATTGTAACTACAAACGTAGTATAATCCAATTATGCAGTATGAGTGGGATCCCAACAAGGCAGCTACAAATCTGCACAAACATGGCATCGACTTCGAAGATGCTGTTCGTGTATTTTCCGACCCGCAACGTGTCGAGATTCTCGATAATCGCAGAGATTATGGGGAAGATCGCTGGATGACTATCGGTCTTGTTGAACCTACCGTACTCGCTGTCATCTATACGCTTCGCGGCAAAGACGGCGAGATCACTCGACTTATTTCTGCAAGAAAGGCAGATGCTAATGAGAAAGCAAAATATCGTGAAGTACGAGTTTGATCCAAAAAATCCGCCACCGCTGACTGCACAACAGCGCAAACGGCTTAACCGTCTCGCTACTATGCCCGACAGCGAAATCGACTACAGCGACATTCCACCTCTTACAGGCAAGGAGGTCTGGACCCGCCCCGGCCTTCTGGTTTCGACGGAAAACAAACAGATGGTAACCCTGCGTCTCGATGCCGATGTCCTACAGTTCTTCAAGAAGACCGGCAAACGTTACCAAAGCCGCATCAATGCAGCTCTGCGCGAGTACATCCAGATCCACAAAAAATCTGCCTAACCCCTAAACCGCACTAAGTCGGCATACCACCGACAGGAGAATCGTTCGATGCAGAATGCAGTCGCTTACTTAAGAGTCTCCGGACAATCCCAGCTGGAAGGCACCGGCTTTGATCGCCAACTGGAAGCCTGCACCAGCTTCGCCGCCGGCAAAGACTTCGCCCTGGTCAAAATCTTCGAAGAGAAGGCCATCGCCGGCTGGAAGGATGAGGATGAGCGTCCCGCCTTCCAAGAGATGATCGCCTACATGCTGGACAACAACACCAGCATCATCCTGGTAGAAGGTCTGGACCGCCTGGCTCGCGCCATGCGCGTGCAGGAACAGCTGCTGCTCTACCTCGCCGCCAAGGATCTCACCCTCTACGCCGCTAACACTGGCGAGAACATCACCGAAGCGGTTACCTCGGATCCCATGAAAAAGGCTTTGGTCCAGATTCAGGGAGTATTCGCGGAACTGGACAAAAGCATGATCGTGGCCAAACTGCGCAAGGGACGCGAACGCACCAAAGCCCGACACGGCCGCTGCGAAGGCCAGAAGCCCTATGGCCACTACCCCGGCGAAGCCCCGGTACTGGCGCGTATCCGCCACCTGCGCGCCCAGGGAATGCAATACCACCACATCGCCGAACGCCTTTCTGTCGAAGGCCACCGTTCGCGCTCCGGCGGTCCCTGGCGCGGTCCCGTCATCGCCAAGATCATACGCCGGGAAGCGATAGCACCCTGATTGCGCCTCGCTTGCGCAAAATCGATTCTCGCTTTCGCATTCCCAATGTACTTCCGGTTTTTCTCTTTAATCCAACGCAAACACCGTAAAATAATCGATTAGCGTGCCGTGGGGGATTTGAGCATGAAAGACTGGAAAAAGGGTTTATCCGCCAGTGACCTCAAAAAATATGCCCGCGTGCAGAAGATGGCGCACCAGGCGGTCTGCATCGAACTGCGCGACTACGAAGGCTGGATGCAGCTGGACGCTAAAACAGCATGGAAGATTCTGGCACTCCTGCCGCGCGAACGCCTGGCGGATCCACCGTCCGTGCTGAAATCCTGACCTGTTCCATGGGACCGTATACCTTCGACTTCTGCACCGTCACCACCTGCGCATCATCGACAAACAGCACCCCGGTCAGCGCGTCCAAAGTGGCACGCTCCAGCTTATCGATGTCCGGCGGCACCACCGGCCACAATCGACGTTTGGGCACACTCGCCGGCTTCACGAATATGAACTCCAAATCCAGCTCCACCGGCACATGCTTGCCCGCCAGCGGTCGGGGCAGATCCAGCTCACTCAGAGTCACAATCGCCTCCCGCGTCGTCTCCGCCCGATAGGAGCGCAGCGTCTTCGGATTGTCGTCCACCAGAACGGCACGCCCGTTCTTGACGAAACCCTTCTTACTACCCTGCGGCTCCGGCCTGGCGTAGACCGTGAAGGTAACCTGACTCAAAGCACCAGCTCCCCATCCCGTCCACAGTAGGCACCTTTAATCTCCTCTTTCGACTGGGGATAAACCGGCTTTGACCCTTCACATATCGAAGTGGAGTCTTCGCAATGAATCCATCCTGCCGGCAACTGATGCACCTCGCGCCTGCAGTCTGCGCATACCATGATTCCGTAGCTCGTCATCGCCTCGCCTTTCTGGGTACGGCCTTGGGGTTATGCTCCTGCCAATGGTGTCCCGGACACTTCGCCTGCACGTTGTCCAGGGTGTCGCCGTTATTGCGCTTAGTACGAACATGCGCCATGTGCATCGAATCCCAGTATCCCGGCTCCCAGCGCAACTTCACCCCACACACCACGCACTTCCCCTGGTCTCGCTCATAGCACTGCCGGCGCAACTGTTCCAGATCCTCCTCGGTCAGACGCACAATACCCAACTTGCCCACGCGAATCACGCCACTCCCCTCTGCTTCGCCAGCTCGTATGCCTCGCGGTTGCTGTAATCGTTGAAGCCTTCGCGCTCACACCGGCTATCCATAAAGTAGGCGAACAGCAGTTCGAACACCTCCTCGCGCTGTTCCACGTCATAGACCCAACGCACCACCTGAAAACACTCCTCCATAGCCAAACGCGAACTGTCACTCAGGGTCGCCAGCACCGCTCGCCGGGGTTCGACGTGCTCATCGGGATAACGCTCCTGCACCGTCGCCACCAGCTCTCGCTCCGATCCGTTCTTGGCCGCCGCAATCACCACCGGATCGCGATGCACCTCCGCCGACCACTCCACCAGATGCTGCGCATTGCGCCTGGGCATCTCCAACAGATCCTTTACGGCAACATCCTTGAGCTGCAGCAGCTTCATGGCGCTGTAGGCGGAGGAGCGCGAAACCTTCAGCGCCGAATAAATCCAGGCATCGAAACTGACGAAATAGTTACTGTCGCCAGGAACCGTCAGACGGCGCCATAGCTCACGCCGCGAGACTTCCAGACAGATCATGCCCAGCTCTACAAAGGCACGCCGTGTCGCCCCTTCTATCGCACGGGTACGGGCATCGTAGATATCGGCCGCATCGCTATCGTCCACCTCGCGCAGCCGTACAATGTCGGCTTCCGAAAGCTCACAAGCTGGATTCCAGCGCTGCAGCGTCTTCCTGGGTGGCATCACCTCACCTTCCTCTCTGCCATCGGTTCACTCCGGTGCAGCGGACAATTCTCCGCGTACCAGAACACCGGACCGCCAAAACTCGCTGCCTCGCAATCAGTGAAAATACCTTTACCCTGCCGGTTGTCCTTTACCGGACAAGTGCAGCCGGCCAGAATAGCTTCCTGACTGCCGGGATTCAGCCTCACAACCTCACCTCAACTTGCCACCAGCCCAATGACACTCTGCCGCGCCACAGAGCGCTTGCGCGGCGGTTCATACTCCACCCGGTCCAGCACTACGCCCGTAGCCATATCGCGGATCTTCCAATAGAGCGACGGCAGCGGCTGCGAACTCTTGGTCTCAAACTTCATCTGCCGCGTCTGCGTAGCCTCATCCACCATGCGGATGCCGATGATGAACTCCGCGAAGCCGGCGATAGCGCTGGAGCCGCGCGCCAGCTGCGAAAGTGTCTTGTTGTCGTCCCAGTCCTTCACCGAATGGTGGACCAGACATATCTGACAACCCACCTCCTTGCGAATCTGGTTCACCCGCGTCAGGATCCGGCGCATCTCGCTGTTGTCGTTCTCGTCAGCATCGTGCAGCACATTCAAAACGTCCAGGATGCAGAACTCGGTCTGTTTCTCCTGCATGGCGCGAATCAGGCTGGCCAGCTGTTCATCGTCGTCCAGCATCAGGTTTCTGCTTTGTTCGCGGGTGTTAATCAGCAGGTTGCTCTCCCAGATAGCGTCATCCGGATCCCGGCCAATGCCGGTAATCACCCTGCGCACCCTACGCTTGGTCAGGTCCGGAGCGTCTTCCCGACTTACCAGCGCCACTCGCGTGGGATTCGAGACCTCGCATTCCATCCAGGCACTGCCGCAGGCCAGAGCCACCGCCATAGCCACCGTGGCAAAGCTCTTTCCACTCTTAGGCAGAGCTATCACGAAACCGCTGGTTCCCTTCTCAATCACCCGGTCAATGCGCCAATCAATCTGCTCCGGCACATGCCGGATAAACTCAGCGGCCGGAATCAGCAGACGAGAATCCACTTTGGGCTGCCACAGCCGCGCCGTCCTCACCAGCTCCTGCAGCTCGCCAAAGTTGTGTCCGGCAAGGTAGTCGGCAACATCATCGCCTTCCTCGTCCAGCGGTAGATCGAGCCACTTCACTCCCAAAGCAAAACGCCCCACCGATGCCGCCACCGTCTCCATGTGCATTCGCCCAGTAGGATCGTTGTCCGGCACCACCACTACTTTCTTTCCGGTAAAGTAAGCCGCAAACTCCTCTCTCCACTTGCCGGCGCCATGCGGGTTGGTGGTCGCCGTTATCCCATCCACCAAGCAGGCATCACCTTCGCCCTTCATCTCCGAATAAGCCTGGCGCACCGCATCGGCGCACTTCTCGCCTTCCACGATGAAGACCTCAGTAGCGCGCAACACCTCGCCCAACCGGTACAGCACCCGCCGCGTGCCTTCGATGCTGTACTCCCAGCCCGACGTTCCCACCGGCCGGCGGTTGCTGATGCGTTTCTTCCCGTTCTCCGGATGCGAAGAACGCAGCACCTGATACAAAAGCCGTCCCTGCTCATCGCGGTAGTCGTACACCGCCTCCAGCTTCAGGCTGAACTGAAAACCGCCCTGGGCTATGCCAATGATCTCCTTCACCGCCATCATGGCATCGCCAGGCGATTGCCCATTCAGGCGCCGTTCGAAGTCCACCATGCCGCCGCCAACATTCTCCGCATGACAACGCCATACCCCTTTGCTGAAGTTGAAAGACAGAGACGCAGTACGATCATCGTGAAATGGGCACTTCGCCATGTAGCCCACGCCCACCCGGCGGATCTCCTTGCCGATGCGGGTCTCGTAGTATTTGCGCGCCTGCTCCGCCGTGAAAGTGAACTCCATCACACCACCTCAGCCAGCTTCTTCTGTAGCCGCTTCAATCGCTTCCACGCCACATCCAGATCTCGACGCAGATTGATTACCCCGCTCTCCGCGCGCGAGACGCAGAACTGAATCGCCTGCTGACGGCTGTGAAACACATGAAAGTTATGCGGCCACAGACTGTTTTGGTCACGCTTTACTTCAACAGAACGGCGCAAACGTATGCGGTCACAATACTTATCCACCGTCCACACTATTTCCTGGCCACTCATCGCGCCAGCCACCATTCCAATTTTTCCGTACTTTTGAAGAGATGATCGTTCCAGTCGATGTACTGCTTCTTCTGCTCGTTCTTGCCCATATGAAAATCGCTCTCACACAGCCCATCAATGGCAAGCTTCATCAGTTGCTCAGCCTTGCCCAGGTCGCCATTACACTTTCGCTGGCAGTCCGCCAGTCGCGCCAATCCTTTTTTCATGCGCTGATCGGTCAACTCGTATAGCCGGGGATGCCGATCCGTACGTTCGATGTAGTACTTAAATAGTCGATGAACGATGCTTGTAGAGTTAAGTTTCTTATCAGCGGTTAATGCAGTTTTCTCCCCCTCTGCAGGAAACGGAGAGGACGGTTTTTTGTCCTCTCCGTTTAAAGGTTCTTTAACTTCCTGGTTTAAGTGACTGTCAGTCACTACCCCCTGGTGACTGTCAGACACTACCCCTACCAAAACCTGCATATTGAGGGTGTAGGAATTGCTGGTATTTGCCGTGTCAACCTTGCGATGAATGACGGTTATCAACCCAGCTTTTGCCAGTTCCTGAATGATGCGTATGACTGACCTGCGGGACATTCCGCAATCCTTCGCCACCAACTCCAGAGAAGGGTCGCAGCGGTTGCTATCGTTGTTGTGACGATCAGCAAGAATGATGAGGACAAGTTTCTGCAGGGAAGGCAGTTGCTGATCGATGGCCCATACAGTTGCACGATGACTCATGGGGGATCTCCTTTCTTTCCGCAGAGCATTCGAGGGGAGCAGGAAACACTCCCCTCGAATGCGTCTCAACCTCAATCTCAGGCACCTGGAAAGGGAGATTGGGCAAGACGCATTGGCGCAGACACTTGAAGTCAGAGACTTGAGCGATAGTTACAGTTAAGGCTGAGGTGGCGCCTCAGCGGTAATGACAATAAGGTTCTTACGGTCAGTAGTATTGTTTTTCGCAGCGTAGTCGTACTGGATCTCGACCGCATCCAGGAGATTGCCGGCAGCCTCACAGATGGCATCGCTGGTCTCCGGTGCTACCGTGCCTTCAATCAAATCGACAATCAGCGCACCCATCAGGCCGGCCAGATCGTTGGCCGTCCTGATGCCACGTTTCGCGATCTCCAGCGATTGCGGCGGCTTTTCCGGCTCAGAGATAACTTCTTCGTACTCTTCGGCAACCTTGCTGTTTTTCTTCTGCGCGGCCATAGCAATAATCCTTCCTTAGTGACATTAAGAAATTGCTTCAAACTTCTCACTCAAAAAGGGATATCGTCGTCAGTAATACCCACTTCCTGATACTCTTCATCCTCGTTGACAGGTGGTTTCGCCGGCTTCACTTTACCGCCCGATAGCGCCCTGCCGAACAGTGCATCCAGTTCGCGGGTCTCCTTCGCATTCAGCGGAGCTACCTCGCGCGCCAGGCCGCTGTTGCTGATGTCCCAGCGTTCGCGCATCTCGCCATCTTGGCCCGGCTCATGCTTGCACCACAGATCCACCTGCTGGCCTTTCATGCTGATGTGGTCGGGGTGGGCAGGATCCAGCTGGGAGAACTGCGTTCCCTGAAAGCCCAGCGTCTGCAGCTTCTCCACGATGAAGGGCACAGTCTTTTCCGTGATGGTCCAAAAAATCGTTCGCTCGTACTGGTAGCGGTGCGGCGCATAGCTGTCGCCGTCAGGAATACCCAGAATCTTCACCCGCATCACCAGCTGCTTATTGCCGGTACTGGCCTTGGTCAGGCTATGGGAAACAATCTCCGCCACATGCACGCCAACCTCGTAGAAGGGTCCGTTGCTAGGCATTGACGGCCTCCATCTTCTCCGGCTCTGCCGCCACTTTGCCTACCGGCTTGCGACTGCTCCTGACCGCCTCGCTAAGGTTCTTCCAGCCCTCGGCCGCATCCGCGCCCATGTCGATCTCATCCGGCAGCCCCAGCCGGTTCTTGGCGTCGAAGGTGGGATTGTCGGAGTTGGTGTATGCGATACGCTGACTCACCTCGGCGGCCTTACCCTTTTTGCCTGGCTCCGCGATCTTGGTTCCCTGCTTTACCAGCACTTCGAAGTTGCCGAAGATGATGTTGTCCAGCCAGCCCTTGGTCAGCCCCCAGGTCTTCTCATGCATCTCCGGCATGTAGCGGTCGTAGTCGGCGCCGCCGGGATTCTTGAAGGTCCGGATGCGGGTGTGGACCAGGAAAAAGATGGTCATGCCTTTCTCTTTGCGCAACTCATCCAGCGCATTCAAAAACATGCGCCAGTCCGCCAGCGCCACCTCGTAGCCGCGCTGATAACCCATAAACCCGCGCTCTCCCCAGTCGCCTTCGAAGTCACGCTGACAGACGTACTCGTGCATCATGCGTTCGGCGCCGTTGGCGGTATCGAGTATCAGCGTCTTGTAAGGATGATCTTCCGTGCGGAGAAACTTCACCGCCGCCAGCAGATCAGCCCAGGTAGTGGCTTCAGGGAAATGCGGTGTGGGCGGAAGCTGGCCGGAATCGATAAGCGTTACCAGACCGGTCTCGCCGCGTGTCATCAGGAAGATCGGCGCCCGCGAGTAAGCCAGGATGCTGGTCTTGCCAAAGCCTACGCCGGCGTGAAAGGCCCAGCGGCTGGGGAGGGCGATGCCCTTGCTGGTGATATCCGCCACGGTGAAGACTTTGGTGGTAACCGTTGTGGCGACTGGTCCCGACAGCGGTTGCCGGGGAGTACGCATAGTAGTTGGACTCATGGTATTGCTCCTGTGAATTTCAAGTTGTGTGGGAAAATCCTTAGTTGACTCCAATCCGTACAGCCAGAGCTGCACGTTCGACCTCCGTCAAATCCCATGCAGCACAAACGATCCATAAATCGCCCTGCCCCGCACGGCGCAGTAGCATCGGGTCTTTCGGCGGAACTAAATTCCACTCAGCCTCGAAAAGAATGTGATAGTTTTCGAGGCCACGCTTGGGGCGCAAGGGCAAGGGGATTTGTGGCACGATGGCGCGTTGCCGCCGCTCCAGCTTGATGCCGGGAAAGCGGTTCAAGGGAAGCTCGATGCGCTGGCGGGTCAGGTGGGAGGAGTGCAACGCCGCCGCTGTCGTGGCGAAGACGAGGTTGGATTTCGGCCACCTGTTCGTGTCCAGCCAGCAATGCTTGGCATCCGCCCGCACGATAGCCAAGCGGGGGAGACCGTCCACTCCCACTCCTGCTTTAACGATGCTCTCTAGGGCTTGAATCACGACCTTACCTTGGCTGAGAGCGTGGTACGTGCGCATTACCTCACGATCAATCGGCTGTGACCAGTGTTGATGCTTGCGATAATCCCGCCATAATTGATTAGCCTTATCGCGCTCTAAAACGATTTGCTGGGTCTCCATGATTCACCGTCCCTCAAGTCAGAACTGTTTGCTGTTGCTGTTGCTGTTGCTGTTGTTTCTGCAACGCCAGGAAATACTGCTCCAGCGCATCGTGCATCATGGTCCCAAAAAAAATGCTTTCCTTCTCCTCTTCGTCCAGCTTCTCTACCCCCAGTTCGTACTGGAAGTAATGCTTCTGCCGGCAAGTCTGAAAGCAGCGCACCCGGCTGTTGGTCAACACATCGGTGCCGCGCGCGGGAGCGAGTGTCTCCGGATAACTGTTCAGCACCGGCAATTCGTTGTGCACCCAATCTTTCTGGATCCATTTCTCGCTATCGATGGTGTCGTAGCCGCTGCACACCCCCAGAAACTTGCAGGGTGAGTTATAGGTGAAACAGGCGCCGGAGTTGCGGGGATGGCGTCCGCTGTTGCGCGCCAGCAGGATGTCCTGTGCATGTCCCCACAGTTCGATCCCGTACTCGCGGATCTCCGCGTCCAGGCGGGGCACCTTGCGCCGCTGGAAGTACCACTCCGACCGCTCAAAGCAGCAGTCGTAAGCCAGCCGCGCCGCATACATTAACGGAGTCTCACGCTCACTCTCTCTGAATAGCTGCGCCTCGGCATCGTCCAGTTCGAAGTCGTAGTACATGCTCGAATCCAGGATGACGGTCGTATCCTTTTTGGAGAGCGCCTTGGGCGAGATTCCCGGCTTGCGAATCACATCCCAGATCCCGCAGTCCACCTTATTGCCGTTCAGCCACTCCAGCAGCATGTAGTGGCTTACCTGGCCCTCGATGGCCAGTTGCTTCCAGTACGGCGCCAGCGGATCGGTAATGTCCTGCGATGCGGTCTTGTGATCGAAGACTACTTTGGCTCCGGTAGCAATCTCGGTCGCGCGCACATCGATCTTGCCCGCTTCGATAAAACTCCTGCTCTTGCGTCCGGTCTCCGGATTAAAAAGATCGCTGGTCAGCACACACTCCACATCATCGATGCGGTAAGGCGCATCCTTCCAGCGATGGTCGTAGCCGATCAGCAGACCGTAGCACTTGGCCGCCACCAGGATGTCACCTGCCTCGCCGGCCGTCAGGTACGGTTGCAGTACCTCATGGGCCGCCTGCAGGGCGTAGCTCACTCCTCTACCCCCGCCGGCTCCCGGTTGCCAATCGGCAGATAGGTGATTATGGTTTCCACCCTCTTCTCCAGCTTCAGATAATCGAGAATGGATGGTCCGGGATTGCGTCTGCCCTCCAGCACGTCATACACATGGGCCTGAGACACCTTCAGCTGCGCGGCCATCTCTTCGATGGTGCATCCGCTGAAGCGTAGCCGGAGCAGCGTGATAACGTCTGATGGTTGGAGATGTTTGGGCGGTCTCATAATAGGCTGCTGGCTACAATGAAACTTCGCTGAAGCGTTGTCAAGGGTTTCGGCAACCACGATCTGCTCAAATTTGCAAGCGTAAATGTCAGGTAAAAGCACTCTATGGTCAGCAATGGGCAATAAATGTTGTGGAAAATCCTGTGGAAATCTCCCGCACTGCCGCAAAAATAAATTTAGGTCTCGGCGGATACGTTGTTGTAGGCTTTTGCCGATGTAGGCTATTGCCGGAAGGAATTCTGTGATTAAGAAACGTGTCAACTCGTCCCGCAATACCTTTGCCGTAGCCCTCAAGCACGCCGAAAAGGAACTGGCCAGCAAGCTCAAGGAACGCATGGAAGCTCAGAACGTAGTGGCCCGCCTCAACTACGAGATTCCCAATCTGCAGAACATGGTCCGCGTGCTAGAGCGGCAACTGACTCCGGAAGCCATCCCACCGCAGCTACAGGAGTCCGTCGCTTTGCCACCCTTTGCTCTCGATGGTCTGCCTCCAGTCAAAGAGGTGGAGCCGGGCATGGGATCCATCCCCTTCAGTGGTGAGCTGCCGGCACTCGATATCGAAAGCGTTATTCCCGAGATCGCGAAGGATGGGTGGAAGTAAATGGCGATTGCGTTGATCCAGCCCAAACCGAAGTGGAAAGAGATCGCTTGCCCCATGCGCTACTGTCGCGCTTATCGCTGGGGCTATGTCACTGTCTTTGTCGGACAGGAACCGCAGATTGGCTGGCACCTCAGCATCTCACAGCCATACCGCTATCCCACCTGGGACGAGATTAAGGCAGCAAGATACGATCTATTGCCGCATGATGTGACCATGGCCATGATTCTCCCACCTACCGGGGAGTACGTTAACCTTCACCCAAACTGTTTCCATCTGCACCAGATCCCCGGCGAATTTGAGCGTTCCGTTCCAGCAGAGCAAGCGCATCAGCTGCATCGTTGACGCCCTGCATGTAACAGGAACGCACTAGTATGCCGAGATCGTGCGCGCGCGCCCCATTCCACAGATAAGCACCCATCATGCCCGCCGTACGGTCAGCAGCGATCTCAACCATCTTCGCCGGCGGAATATAGCCACGCACCTCGAACCGGTCGCCTAGACGCTTGTGCTCGTATTTGCGATAGCGCTTCAAGCAACAATCTTTTTCTGAAACGGCCGCTGAGAACGTATTGGCTTATTCAAATCCACCGTATGCACGGTACGGGATGCAACCAAGTCATCGATGGTGCTTTGTTTAATCATGGGCGTCTTGCCCATCCTCACGTATTCAATCTCTTTCCGCCCCATCCAACTGCGGAGTCGCCGGATCGAGATATTCAGTTGCTGGGCAGCTTTCTCTACAGTAAGAAGAGTTACCATTTTGATTCCTCCCAGTTGTAGCCAGCAGCCTACTGCCCCTTCTCTTTGTTGTCAAGAGCCTACAATTCCTGCATTCTATATACAGCTTTCGCCATTTGCTCGAAGAGGAATTCTTATGTCTGTCTATCTGAAAAAAGGCTCGCTTGTTTACACCATGGACTTTGAATTTCAAGGTCAGCGCATCAAGGAATCAACCGGCGTTCGTACCAAAGAGATGGCCCGGAAGGTGGAACGTCTCCGTAAATCTGCACTGGAAGAGGGTAGAGCCGGGGTCGTCAAACCCAAATCACCCCAACTCTTCGCCGCAGTTGCGGAGGAGTATCTGAATCTGGAAAAAGCCCAGCTCACTCCGGACCAGCAAAAGGGTCATGCGAGTACAGTTCGAATCGACATCTTCAACCTCAAACATCTTCTCCCCGTCTTCGGCAAAAAACTGCTCTGCGATATCACCCCGATGGATATAGCGAAGTACCAACAGGACCGGATTCGGAAAGGTGCCGCTCCCAAAACCATCAATTTGGAGCTTGGCACCTTCCGCTCTATCACGACTGAGGGTGGTCACTGGGCACGGCTCATTCCCAAAATCAAGATGCTGGATGTGGATGATGATATCGGCATCAACCTGACCGATAAAGAAATTGCCGCCCTCCTGGAGTCATGCACTCTCTCAGAATCGCGCATCCTGTATCCGTTCATCGTCATGCTGCTGGAGACCGGTTCGCGGTCAGGCACGGTAAAGAGTCTCACCTGGGATCGCATCGACTTCCAGGGTGGAGGTCTGCGTTTTGGTGACGACAAGACCAAAGCCGGATCCGGACGCACGGTACCGATCAGCAAACGGGCGATGGTTGCCCTGGAGTTTTGGGCTGAGAATTTCCCCAAACGGAAGCCTCACCATTTTGTCTTTGCTCGTGAGATCTATCGCCAGCAGAAAAATGGGGGGGAGGGGGTCCCCCCCATTGGCAGCTACACCACCTATCCCGAAGTCCCGATTACGAGTCTGCAGCGATCCTGGGAGACGGCATTGGAACGTACTGGCAGGATTCTGACTGGAAACGCAGATGCGGAACCATTGCAATGCCGTTTCCATGATCTCCGGCACACTGCGGTCTCGCGCATGATCGCCGCTAAAGTGCCTATTCCCATCATTGCGCAGCTTGTAGGCTGGAGCGCTTCCACGATGATTACGATGGCGGCCCGTTATGGTCACTACAGCATGGACACCCTGCGCGGAGCGGTAGAAACCATCTCCGGTTCAGGGTCCCCCCCAAATCCCCACCCATTGGCTCCGTCTAGTGGTGCAAGTTTCTTGTAAGTTGTTGATTATAAATGGTTGCCCCCCAGGGATTCGAACCCCGATTGATCGGTTCAGAGCCGAAAAACAGTCATTTGCTGTATGTAACAACTACTAACACTAACTAACAAATCCCCGCATGTTTAGCGGGGATTTATCATTTTCGTCACTACCACTGCTGACAGCAGATAACAGCTAAAACCATTAGGGGTCCCCCCCAAATCCCCACCCATTTTTGTTGAAATTTCTCAGCAAAATGACGACGGCAAAAGCCGCTGCAAACGTAGTTCGATTCGTTACGCAGCTGGCTTGCCTAAAAGGTGTACTATCCGAGTGCATTCAGCACTTTTGTTCCGACAGGTGGGGAAAACTCCGCTATTTCGTCCGCCATTCTATATTTCACAGCATCCGAGCCAGAGAAGAAAACATCATGGTAATCAAACTGAGTCCACAATTCTTCGGGCAACCTCAAATGATCGCGGAGGATGATTTCAATCCTGGAATCCTCTATGGACAAGTTGGTGGCGAGAGCTTTCAGCTTTCCAGCGCCCGACGTATTGGGATTGTTGGATCCCTTGTGGATCATGAAAAGGGCATTAGCTGTGGTCTTTCTTCCGTGGGCACCGAGGAAAACTAGAGTGGCGGCAGAAGAGACTTGTCCAGCGTTGTAAAGAATTACTTCAATCCCCAGTTTTTTTAGAGCGTTGTATAAAAATACCCCATCGCCAACAAAGCCACCCCAAGATTGAAAGAGAATATGGATCCGCTTTGTTCCTTGCATGGCCACGCTGGTCAAACCATTTACCAACTTTGCGGAATTGACAGCATTTATATCGCCACAAAATGTGGCCCAAACTTCTTCGGGAGGTGCTGGTTTTTGCTCATCTGACATGGAATGATTCTCTCGCACAGAGAACTAATAAATCACTAACAATTCACTGGTAAACGGTTGTAGAACCTACAATTCAACGAATCCGGTCTTCTCGCTCGGCTCATACTCCTGCACCGACCAGCAACAACCTTTAAACTGGCACGGCGGTCGATCACAAACACTCATCGAAGCCTCCGGCAGTTTCGTGATCTTGGCCAGTCGCTCCAGCTTCCGCTCCGCCATCTCCAGGATGCGCTCTCGCAGAACCTTCTCCGGCGCCGGCACCTCCACGGTGAAACAGACATCGCGCAGGATGTCGTCTTCCAGCATGGCCTGCAGCCAGGTAGCGGTAGAGATCTCGTCGCGGTCTTCCCGCCACACCTGTTCCCAGCGGTCAGAAAAGACCTCGAATTTGCGTTCCCACTTCCGTCCGGACGGGTCGGTACGGGAACGCTTGCGAAAGCGCAGCTTGTGATTCTGGGAATGCAGAAACCCCTTGGTCCAGGGTCCACTGCGCTTGCCCTGGCGATGCTGCCCCAGAATCAGCACCACCAGGGTTACCGGTAGTCGGTAAACCGCTGCCTCACCCAGGGCATACCAGCTGCGCACTTCCGACCAGTGGCGCTCATCATTCCACACTGAGGGCATCACCAGCTGTCTAAGCTTTGCACCGGATGGCTCCAGAAACGCGCTGGAAGCCCACTGTAGGCTTCCGACGACCATGGATGGGGGAAAACCCCATGCAGGTGTCTGCGGACGCCTCAGTGCCGTGGTAAGCACGTCAGCGAGGGCAGCGTGATGGATTACCGACTGATGCAGGTAGTGGCTGGAGGGTAATTCCATGCCTGGATCCCTGGCCAGGTCCATGATGGTCTCGCCAGCTACCTCGCCAAAGTCTTCCCGAACCGCTTCGGTAACTCCGGCCTGAATGGCCTGACGCAGCATTTGGGTGGGATCCAGCCGGCGGCGCTGCCAGTGTTGTGCCCAGAATCCCTTTCTGGGGCAGATCTCGTAGCTGGTCAAAAGGCTGGCAGTATGCAAAACCCTACCTCTTGCGCTTTTGGATGAATCTATTACACTTAAGAATGACCCTGATACCTGATTTAGATTGTGCTCACTCTTGCGCTTTTGAAGAGTCGAATCTATATGTTCCATCCAAAGTTTTCTGCTTTTTTTCTCTCACTATTTCTATGTCCAACGCTCCTCCTTGCTGCCTCCAAAGAGCACTCTTGGCAGACTGGCATAACTCTCGACACAGGACATAACCGCTATTTCACCGGTATCATTCACGACAGTTCGACCTCTGGAACCGTGAATGCATCCGGCACGAGCATGACCAGCGGAAATTCTACCTACTCCCACGCGAACGGCACCTATTCTGATTCAACCTCAAGTTCCGATACCGCAATGTATCGCGTCTACGAAAACTATGTGATTGATTCTGGGACGATGGTCTACCTAGCAGAAGAAAGGCTTACCTGGCGTTGGTCGAAACCTGCGCTTCTTACCGTGAATGGTCCCGTGAAGTTCTATACTGGTGGCAGAAAGATCCATATTCTGGACGAAGCCGGTAAGGAGCATGAAGCTACTATTATGAAACAGATCCTGAAGCCAGCAACACCGCCGTCATCGAATGCTATTCAGTAGAACCCCAATATGCATATCGGATTCTTCACATCGTTGTTCATTCTCTACATTATTGACTGCCTGATCCACCCGCAGAAAGTGAAATCAGAATGATCCATCTAGCACTATCGATCGCAGCCGTTATCTTTATCATGCTTGCGGTTCTCTTTGTCGCCGGCTTAATAAAGATGTTTTTCGAAGGGGAACTCTTTCACTAGGTCTCACTGAGGTGTTTGAGCCGCCTGGACTCGCGCCTTGGCCTCTCCAGCAGTTCGCGGAACTCCAGTGGCCGCCGCAATCGCACCCAGATGTGTAACTGCAGCAATCGCCTCCGTCCCCGACTTCGCGCTTTCCATAGCCCGCAGTGCCGCCAATCCATCCGTCGTCGTCATAGCATTGACCAGAGGCACAGCCGGATAGCGCATGATGGCCCGCCAGACCAGGCTGCGCGGAGAGTAGCTATGCCGTAATCCCACTCCACCCCTTCCCGCTGGCCCAGATGCGCGATCCAGAATATCTACAGCCTGTCTTAGATTTGCCGTCTCCTGGGGAGTGAATGCCTTGCGCAGAGTCCCGTTTCTCTGTAGTTCATTCAACCGTTTTACCAGTGCAGCTCCTTGTACTCGCGTGGGCACCGGACTGATGCCCGGTGCCTGCTCTGCGGCAGGCGTACCCGTAGTTCTTTTAATGATGGCATCAGCCACATCGCGCAAAGCGTATCCCTTGGTCCACAGTCGGTTCGCTTCTGTCCAGTTGTCATGGAGAGGCGTTCCCTTCAGGGCTGCATCCATGTTGTCATTCATCACGCGGATTTGGTCTCCGATGGCGTTCCGCATCGCCGGATCCGCTGTGGCGCGCTGCATTTTGAGCAACTGCGAACGCACTTTGATGTAGGTGGTGATCGGCTGTCCCGCAGGCACGTCCGAAGCCAGTCCCTGAGCCTTTAGATTCTCCCAGGCCACCGGGTCCGTGCCTGGCGTGAACGTTCTTCCATTGATGGTGACCGATCCCCCGGCGCCTTCAGTATCGACTGTTACCCCAAGTTTGCGGGCGCGCGAGATCGCCTGCTCCGTAATCTTCGACGCTTCCGACAACGAATCGGGAATATGGGCTGCAGAGGCATCCAGCGCCTCAAACATCGGCCGTGCCTGAGCGAAGGTAGCCTGACTCGCATCTGCTACCGCAACTCCAGGTTCCGCTGCCATCGGTCCAATCATGCCTGTGGTTCGCTGCGCCACATTGCGGATCACCTGCTTTACTGCTTCCTGCTGAATCCGCGAAACCTGATCAAACTTTTTACCTCCAATTCCCGCTTTCTTCAGATCAACCTGGAACCTGCCCGCCGACGTCTCTGGAGCTGCTTCCCCGACCAGCACCGGAACCTTCTGCCCGGCAATCGGCACAATCTTTGGTCCAAACCTCTCCGCCACCGTTCTACGCAACTCACCTACACCTTTGACCGGCAGCTTGGTTACCTCGCCCGCACCTTCGGTGAGCAGTGCCGGGCCGGTCAGCTGACCGAGAACGTACAGCGGATCTTCCTTAAATTGCTGCTTCATGCCGGAAGCTTGTTGGCCTATCCTTTCCATTGCCCGCTGCTGGAATGGAAGAGGCTTGTTGGTACCGGGAAACGGAAATGGACCCGAAGCAAGATCAATGGCCTGCTGTACCGTTCCTTTTAGTGACTCGTAGGGATGCAGCAACATGCTTCCTACTCCACTGGCTGCGCCCATGGCATAACGGGTAAAAGCACGCGCCCTTGGATCCAGTTCCTTCAACTGTTCCGGCGTAGGCCGTGCCAGCTTCGCCATGATGCGATCCCTGAAGTCTGCCGGAGTTGCCGTGCTACTAGCTGTTGCGGCCTCCGGCAGGCTGGCATAAGGATCCGCCGCGACCTCCGGCAACCCGGCGTAGGGGTCAGTCTTTTGCGGAGCCATCAGGGAGCCACCTCATAGCCATGAGTCTGCAGATCCTGGGTGACCTCAGCCTCCGACTTGCCTTTATTGAATGGAAGTGCCATCGCTGTTTTCAGACTTCTGCGACCCTTAGACGGAGCACCACCTCCCTGATCCGCACTTCCGTCCGTCTCATACTTCGAAGCCACGGTGCGCGCATTATCGTAGTTATCTTTCGCTGAGCGCAGAAACCACTGCCGCTGCTGATCGGTCATCTTGCCGCTGACGATGCGCGCGATGTTGCCCTCCAGCCGCAACTGCGCTCCGCCAAGATTATTAACCGCCTGAATCTCTGTTGCAGTGACTCGATTAACCCGTCCCCGAAGCCAAGCCAGCACGATGCCCTGATCCCCTACCGGAGTCGGATCCTGCGATGCCTTCTGCACATCCAGATATGCGGCCTGAGCTGTATCCCGTGCCTTTTTAGCTACCGCTGCGGCTGGGGTCGCTTTGCGAAAGTCTAGTTGTGACGCTACCCTCTGTTTGGCCTCGCCGGCAGTTCTCGGCACGGGCTGCGTTGGAATTGGGGTAACTCTTCCGGGCAGTTGATGGATATTGCCAACAGATGCGCCTGTTATAGAGTTAACCGCATTACCCGCTGCATCGATACTTACAGGCTGCCCCTGAAATGTTCCGGTAGTTACGCCTCCGGGTCGGGCTGGCGCAATCGGAGCAGGTATCTCTGTCTCTTCTGTAGGCGATATCTCAGGCGATACCGTACCCGATGGAGATGGAGCAGCCCCAAAACGCTTTGTAGAGGTGGAGGTCAGATCAACGATGTGCGGCTTGCCATCTGCGTCGTACTGAAGCGATTGACGAATGCCAACCGTGGTACCCGTAGCCCTCGCCTTGAAGTAAGCGATCATGTCCCCCTCTTCTTCCGGGGTTAGCTCACTGGGTTCTTTGCCCAGGGCACGCGCCCATTCCGTACGCTGGACAGCAGGATTCGAAAGATGAGGTGCAATCGCCGCAGGCGGAGTGTAACCCAGAGGCTGCAGGCGAAATTCGCCGGCCCGATTCCTCTCCGGCATCATAAAGGTTCCACCAACCTGTACGGGCTGCTTGCCCATAGGCGTCCAGGTCTCAGGCTTCTCCGCCACCGGCTTGGCCTCAGCACCGGCAGCAATCATTACAGCCTTCTCCACATCCGCATCAGGCAGGTTGGGAAAGGCGTCCTTCAACTGTTGTCGCATCTCTGAATAGGGGTTTACCGGAGCCGCTGGCGCGCCTGCAGCCAGATCCTGCACTGCCCGCGTCTCCGCAGTTTGTGCCTTCAACTGCGCCGGCGTTGCTCGCGGATTCACGGTTACACCTGGAGTGGCCGGCAGTTGCACGCTCCCAGGCATGGGAGGAAGTGTTGTTGCAGGAGCACCGGCTATTGGAGCAATCGTAATCCCAGCCGCACTGGGCAAGGTTGCAGCAGGCGTCGCAGCCAGTTGCGTTGGTTGCGGTTTGCCGTGGACGTGCTCCCATACCATGCGGCCCAGATGTGCCATCGCTCCCGGCCCCTGATCGGGATGAAACAGCGCAGTGCGATCGGCGTGCACCTGAGCTAACTGATCGCGCAGCGCACCCCATTCCGGTGTATTGGGATTCAACGTAGACATCTTCTGCTGGATGTTGGTGATGGAAGTGTTGTGGTCATCCAATGCCTGCTGCCGCTCCTCATCGGAGAGAATCTTCTTCTCCTGACGCTGTTCTGCTTTGCGTTCGCCATAACCTTCAGCCAGGCCGCCCATCAAGCCACCGAGAAACGCTGCACCGCCCATGGGCCTATCCTCCTAAAACTTAATCAGACCGCCAATCCCCTTGCCCACGCCCTGACCTACCGAATTAAGCAGATTCGCGAACAGCGACTTGTTCTGCAGCGAAATATCCGCTCCTGCAGTGGTTGCCCCCGTACCCGTACTCAGCAGATTCGAACCGATACTGCCAAGATTGGTCGCCGCTGAACCGGTCAGTGAAGCAATCAAATCATTGATGCTGGCACGAGTGGTATCTGCTGTGGTCGCCGCCTCTGCGGCAGTGCCTCCGCTGCGATTGCCAAACTGATCCAGTGTCTGCAGCTTCTGCTGTCCCTGCTGCTGGATCCCGCTGATCTGCGGCGCCAGAGCCTTGGTGCCGCCGCCCGACAGAATGTTTTGCCAGAATGCGGCTGCGCTGCCCACATCCCCCAATCCCTGCCCGGTCGCCTGCGATCCCGTCTTGAGCAGCGAACTGCTCGCTTGGGTCGCCGTTTTATCGCCGCTAAACAAACTCGATAGCCAGCTCATAAAGAGACTCCTGCGCTGTAGTCTACGGCCTACGGTTTTCCAAAGACAATCCACTCAACATTGTTGGTCGCCGTAACCAACGATGCATTGACGGTGAAGAAGGTCGGATCCGACTCAACCACCCAGATGCTGGGGACTATTGCTGAACCTGGCGCCTCATTGCTGATGACCGTAGCCACGACATATACCGGTCCTGTAGGAAACGGCGGATCAAAGGTCACAGTAAAACTTCCATTCACCAGTGCGGTCACCCCGGTAATGATCTTCGCGAGAGATGCAGAAGTTGTATTACCCAGAAAAGCGATGACTCCGGCCTGGCTGCTGGTCTTACGTAGCGCCGAAGCTGATGCGGCAGACGCCGTAGCTGCCGATGCCGTGCCGGAGGAACTCGATGAACTCGAACTCAGCGCGTCTACCTGACTCTTCAGTTTTATCAAAGCTTCATCGTGCTGCTGAATCGCGTTCTGCGCAATGGTCAGCGCAAAGTGAGTCTTCGGTCCAGCCTCGCTGGTTACATCTGGCCAAAAGGGATTGCGCGTAACTGTGGTTGTACTCATATCGTCGCTGTCTCCGCAGCCGATGATCCGCCCAATGGTTTCAGGATGTTGTAGCTGTCACTCCGGCCCCAGATGCCGCGCTTCACCTCCACATCCACACCGAAGATCCGGAAAGGCGCCGAAGAACTCAGCCGGAAGCTTACCAGCTTGAACTTGTTGCGCGGCAGGGTCACCTTGGTCTTAGCCTGCAGACCGCCGGAGTTAGGCACGGTAAGCGCAATCGTCTGCGGACTGGCTCCGGTATCGAAGACCAGGGTAAGGGTGAGATCAGCAGTCGAGATATGCGCAACGTTCATCTCGCGCAAATGCTGCCAGCCGATTCCACCCAAGGCTCCCATCTCGGTCTGCCACTCCGCAGCCGACATGGGAAAGGGCTGCTGAATCCACGCACTCGCCGGCGTAGGCCACAGCCGCCACGGAACATTGTCAGTGGAGACGATCCTGATCAGGTGAGATATAAACGGTGGCGTAAAGGTCAGATCCTGTTTCGACTGGCTATTGAAGGTCACAGGATTCTGATCGGGATAGTGCAACACGCCATCTTCACTCGACTCGACCGCTATAGTCTTGGGTTGGCCAAAGGTATTGGCTTCCAGAGTAACTCCCTGAATAAACATTGGTCCGCTCGATCCCGCATCGGTCCAGTCGGTAGGTCGGTTCTGGGTATTCTCCGGCAACGATGTCCAGTTGGGCTGCCACAGATCGAGCCAGTTGCCGTATCCGATCTGCCAGCTAAACACCACGCCAATATCGTTGGCGTCATAACCATCCCCATTGGCGAAATCGATGACATACGTCTTCAATGCGGATGCACCTGGAGCAGCGGGTGCAAGTGAGGTCGGTATATAACCGACCTCACTTGCA